CAGTCGGGCGGCCCTGTTGATGTGGGCCGCCCGACTGCTGGAGGGTCAGAGGATGTTGGTGAGAACACCCATGGCCACGGGCGCTCGGTTCACGAACGCCTCGACCGACCGGATCTCGAACTCCTTGCGCGGGCCGCCGTTGACGCCGGCCTGGCGACCGGTCGCGTAATCGAACTGCGACATGTCGCGCAGGGTCCGGACCTCCAGCACGTTGGAGATGTTGGCCTGCGGGAACGGCACCCGGTCACTGCGGGCGGCGATCGTGCCGGGCGGCACGGCCACCTCGACCTCGATCGGTACGACCGTGTTGGCGTAGGAGTTCACGATGTGCCCGACCCGGCCACCGGCGGTGACGTCGACGCGTCCGGCCTCGTCGGTGTTCAGGTACGTGACCGCCGAGGGGTTGGCCAGGATCAGGTTCGCGATCTCCTGGACCTGGGCGCCGTTCATCATCAGCGCCGTCGGGGACACCTTCGGACCGTTCCAGAGGCCCTGGAACAGCTGCTCGATCTGCCCGATCTGCCCGCCGGCCAGGGTGAGGGCAGCGCCGCCGCCGTCGATGAACACCGCACCGTTCGCGGTGCCGGTACCCGGGGTGACGAACTGGCCGGCGGCGTTGTAGTCGCCGGTCAGCGACGCCAGGAACCCATCGAACGCGTCCGGGTTCGCCGAGCCGTTGTCGGCGGCCTGGTTCAGCGTGGGTGCCCAGGTCGAGAAGTCCGGCAGCAGGTTGGACGCGGCCGGGGTGGCGTTCGCGGCGATCGTGTTCACGATCAGGATCGACGAGACGGTGGTGGTGCCGTAGTACCACCAGTTGGTGCCGCCGTTGCTGGTGTAGAACCAGTCGTAGGCGACAGCGCCCTTCACCGCGGGGATCGACGCGGCGATGGAGCCGGCCGTGCCGGTCGTGGTCAGGGCCAGCCCTGACGCCCGACCACGGGAGTTGCCGCTGTAGTAGTAGCCGAATGCGGTGCGGGCCGCGACAGCGACACCCTGCGTCGAGCTGGCCGCGAGGCTGCCGCCGGTGTTCGCCGCGGTCGCGGTCATGGCCGCGGGCTGCGGCAGCGCGAACGACTGCGCACCGACGAGGGACTTCTCCTCGCCGATGAGGACCTGGTTCAGGACCTGCATCGTCGCCTCGGCGTAGGGGTCCATCAGACCCTTCGCCAGGTCGACCGAGTCCTGGGTGACGAGGCCGGCGAGCGCGATGGGCCGGTACTGAGCCTGGAAGTCCTGCTCGCTGAAGCTGACCTCGTTGCCTGCCTTGTCGAAGCCCGGGAACGGCGACGGCTGCTGGTTGTTGATGTTCATGAACGCGCGCCAGATCGCGAACGGCGAACCGTCCGTGGAGCCCTTGCGGCCGATCTTGTCGCGGAACGGCGTGACGACCGGGATGAGCCGGACGACGCCGGTCAGGTCGTAGGAGTACGCGCCGGTGGTGGTGTTGAAGAATCCAGCCGAGAACGCCTTCTGGATCTCCTGGAGGCTCTGCTCGGTGATGTCCTGCAGTGCTGCGGTCATGCTGAGTCACCCCTTCCTCGGGGTATGCGAAAGCCCCGCGACCCTCAGGTCGGCGGGGCTTGGGAGTGGCTGGGATTTACCGCCGGGTGGCGTGGAGCGCCGCGAGCGCGGTGGAGGCCATCTCGTTCATCTCGTTGGAGATGGCGTCGCGCTCGGCGGGGTCCTGGGCCTTGGCGAGCCGCTCACGCAGATCGTCGGCCTTGGTCACGTCGGCGGTTGCTGCTCCGGTGTCCTGGCCGCGGAGGTGCTCGGGAGCGACCGGCGGGCGGACACCGTTGGAGCCGACCTTCGGGGGTGCGGGCAGCTCTTCCATCTTGGCGACGCGGTCCTCCAGCTCCTTGACGACGTCCGCCTGCTTGGCGCTGTAGTCGTCGAGGGCTGCCTTGACCAGGTCGGCCGCGATGCTCTTGAGCAGGTCCGCGGGGTCGGTGTCGGTGGTGGTTGCTTCGGTCTTGGTGACGTCCTCGTCGTCGGCTGCGGGCGCGGCGGCTGCGACGGGCGCAGGCGCGGCGGGTGCCGCCTCGGGGGCGTCAGCGGGGGTGCCGACCTCGGCCGCGGGCGCGGGCTCCAGGTCGTCGGCCGCGTCGGCGCCGGGTGCCTTGGCGTCGGACAGCGGCGTGATCGACGATGGGTCGGCGACGCCGACGAGGTTGCCGTTGGCGTCGTAGACGGCGACCTGCGGGTCGCCCTTCGCCTTCTCGACCTCGGTCGTCTCAGCGGTGGCGGCGGTAGCGGTTGCGGTCACGGTGGTCTCCTTGCTCTTGGCGACCCCGTCGGCCGCGTCGGGGGCTGCGGGGAGGGATGCGAGCACCTTCTGCAGCTGCTCGACAGCGCCGCGGATCGCGGTCTCGTTCGCCGACGACAGCACCTTGCCGGCCTTCACGACCGGTGCGTACCGCTCGATCGTCGACAGCGGCGACAGGTCAGCGTCGAGCCCCGCGAACGCCTTGCCGACCGCCTGCAGCTCTTCGGCCATCTCGGCTTCGAGCTTCTCCCCGGCGGCGAACGACCCGAGGCAGCTGATCGCGTAGTCCAGCGCGTAGCACACCTCACCGAGGTCGTAGGCGGCCATCGACGAGTCGGCTGCGGAGTCGATGTCGTTGCTGTTGACGGCTTCGGTGTTCTCGCGGGTGGCCAGCCACTCGACGGCGGACTTCGCCCGACCCAGAACCGAGATCGCGCCCCACGCGGTCTCGGCATCGAGCTCTTCCCAGTCAGCCGACCCGGGCACGGAGTCCCCGGTGCCGCCGGTCGGGGCCTCGGCCACGATGTCACCGACCTCAAGGTCGGGTCCGTCTGCCTTCGCGACGTCTGCGGGTGCGGTCATGGTGTGCTCCTTGGAGACGTCGGACGGTTCGGGGGTGGCGCGCTGCGCGGCCTTGTGGATCATGTGCGCGATCGCGCCCGGCGAGCCGGTCACGGTCACGGTCTCGGCGACGTCCGGCCCGGTGCTGTCGGACTTCGCGACGAGCGAGCGCACGAACTCCGGCGCGAACATGCCGGCCGGCCCGTCCTCGCTCTTCGCGATGAGGAACGACAGTCCGTTCGCGGACTTCCCGACGAGGTCGACGCGGGGGATGTCGGCCTCGTGGATCTCGGTGAACTCGTCGTCGCCGGGTGCGGTCATCGCTTCCTCCACCAGATTCGCCAGATGTGCCGCCAGCGCGGTGCCGGCTTGCTCGTGCCCGTCCAGCCGGTGGTGACGTTGCCGCCCCACTGCCGGTGGTCAGCCGGCGAACCGGCCGGTCGGGCGACGTCAGCCGGGCACGGCAGGGTCACCCAGTCACCGGCCGGCTTGTGCCCGGTGAACGCGATGCCCCACGCGGTGCGGAGCTCCTGCCACTCGGGGCGCCGGTCGCAGTACTCGCATTCGCCTGGGGCGTGCAGCACCCGCTGATCGCAGTGCGGGAACTGCGCGATCAGCGTCACGGCGTGGCCGTCGGTGTGCGGCGCCGCGCCTTGCCCTGCGGCGACCAGCCGGTGACGTGGCCGGACTTGTAGAGCTCCCACGCGATGTCGTCGAGGACCGCGCCGACGAGCCAGTCGCCCGCCTTCACGATCACACCGTCGCCGAGGTCCCAGTCCGGGCCGCGATACACGTAGGACTCGACGACCTGGGCGTGGCCGGTGGTGTGCTCGGCGTGGAATAGGCCGACCTCGGGTTGGCCGCCCGCGAGGAACGACCAGGCGGCCTTCTCGAGCTCTTCGCCGCTGATGTAGTCGCGGTGTCCGTCGGCGCCCTTCTTGATCTTCGGGTCGGGGCCGGCTTGGTAGGCGACGCCGAGGACGTACCGCTGCTCGGGCTGCACGGGCATAGGTGGCACCCCCTTCGGTTACGGTTGTCGGCGATGGCATGCGGCACCGACTACGACTCGCACGCTTGGGCGTGGCGGGAGCACCGGCATGTCTGCGCCGAGTGCGGGGTCGAGGATCTGCGGCCGGCGCGGGTGTGGTCTCGGCTGCTGGTGGAGATGCGACGCCGCGGCGTCGCGATCCGCCGCTAGCTGCGGGCGGTCGCTGCGAAGTAGGCGCGCCGCCAGGTGGCGGCGAGGTCCTCGAGCTTGGGGTTGTCGAGGAACGGGTTGCGGCTGGGCGCGCCGGTGTCGACGAACGCCTTCCCGGCGCGCGTCCCCAAAGCCTCAGCCCGAGCAGCTGCGCTGATCATCGCCAGTACCCCGTTGCCTGCGAGCGTTTCGCCCCGCCGAGCAGTCCGTCGACGAAGTCGTTGAGCGTCAACCTACCGTGCCGCTCGAAGTATTCGAGGAGATCCTCCGAGGCGTATTTCCGTGCCCTCGACTCCGCCCCGGTGAACAGCGACCGGGGGTCGATGCCGGCGGCTTGCCCGGCCTTGTTGAGCATGTGGCCGCGGGTGACGTCCTCGGCGTCGTAGAACGACTGTTCGGCGTGGTCCTTGAACGCCGCCCGGGCGAGCTCGTCGAATCCCTTGCCGTGGTAGCCGTTGCCGCGCAGCGAGGAGATGGCCTGCTCGCGGGCTTGCTTCTCCGCCGACACGCCGTACACCTGGGCGTAGGCCTCGGTGGGGTCGTGGCCGGCGTCGACGAGCTTGTTGAACTCGGCGTCCTTCGCTTCCTCCCGCGCGGCCCGCTTCGCTTCCTTCGCGGCTGCGGTGCGTGCCTGTTCGTCGCGGCGGTCGAGCTCGGCGAGGACCCGGTCGAGTTGCTCGGGGTCGGCCGCGGCGTCGCCGAGCCGGCCGGATAGGTCCTCATCGGAGAGCGCCGCCAGATCCTCGCCCACCTCGCCCACCTCGGCGCCTGGTGCGGCCGTCTCGCCAGCCCCGGCGAGGTCGGCCTCAGACAGGCCCAGATCGGCCAGGGAGAGGCCGGAGCCCATCGGAAGGCCCGTCGTGGCAGCCGTGGTCGCCGAGGCGCCTGGTGCGGGCGCGCAGCGGCAGCGGGGATGCAGCGGCGGCAGGCCCGTGGTGTCGCCGACCGGGTGCGGGTTGCCGGCTTCGACGTCGAGGCACGTCTGGCAGGCGCCCTCGGTGGTGATGAGGTTCCAGTCGCCGATGCCGTTGCCGCTGTAGACGCCCATCGTCGCGGCGACCATCGCCCTGGCCGTTTCAGTGTGGGCGATCATCTCCGCGCGTGACGCCCCGCCGACGAGGTCACGCAGCGTGCGGGCGACCTGGTCGACGGACAGGCCGGATGCGAGGCCGTCGGCGATGCGGTTGCCGAGCATGTCCAGGGTGGTGCCGGTGATCCCCCGCACCGCGGCACCAGCCTCAGCCAGCAGGGACGCGAGGCCACCATCGGCAGCGAGCGCCGCAGCGGTCATGTCCCCCGGCCGCCACGTGCCCCAGTCCATACCGGCGAGCGCACCGCCCAGGGTGCCGGTGACGCTGCCGCCGGTCTGCTCGAGCGCGGCGTGCGTCCCGGCGAAGTAGGAGTCGGCCCACAGGTCGCGGATGAGCTGCTCGAGCTCGCCGGTGGTGAGGTGCCCGTCGGCCAGTGCCTCGCGGGCGGCGTCGCGGGCTGCGTCGTGACCGCTGGCGGCCTTGGCCACGGTGCCGCCGGCGGCGTTGATCGCGGTGTCGAGGAGATGGTCGGGGAACGCCTGGTTCAGGGCGTCGGCGACGAGCGGCGTGTAGTGGTCGGTCAGCGGTAGGTCGAATTGATGCTGCGGAACAAGCCCGGGGCCGTCACGCCAGCTGGGGCTTTTGGGTCGGCATCACTCGCCTTGACCAGCCCGGCCGTCTGCGCGGCAGCGACCGTGTCGTCGATGGCGCGGGAGACGGAGTTGAGGACCACGTCGAGGTCGCCCGCGAGCTCCGGGCGCAGCGCCGGCATGCCGACGAGCTGGGTCGGGTCCCACCATGCGATGGCCTCGACGATGTCGCCGTCGGGGTCGTCGGGGTTGTTGACCTGCCCGCGGTCGCGGATGTCGACCATCTGCTCGGCGGCGATGGTGAGGACGAAGCCCTCATAGATGCCGTTGCCGCTGGCCCACTGGCCGGTGACGTCGCCTTCGGGGAGGAGGCAGCCCACCTCCTCCTGCCACTCACGGCGCGCCGCAGCGACCGGGGTCTCGCCGTCCTCGACGTGGCCGCCGGGGAACTCCCAGCAGCCGCCGGCCGGGTCGCCGTCGGCGAGGGCCCGTTGCAGCATCAGGACGCGGCCGGTGTCGACCGCTTGCACGGCGAGGCCGGCGGCGATGGTCTGCCCGGCGTCCTTCCGCACGGCGGCGCGGCCCTGGTCGTTGAGGCGGTGCGCGGTGACCGGGTCGAGCGACGCGAAGGTGAAGTCGCGCCACTTCCCGGCGCGCGCGCGGGCCTTCACGAACCGGCGGTACGCGGCCAGCTCGACGGACTTGGCGACCTCGTCGGGGTCGCCGTCGTCGATGACCTCGCCGTCGCGGCCGATCAGGTCGTAGGAGGTGACGCCGGTGTCCGACGTGATGCCGGCGGTCAACTCTTTCAGAACCGGATCGTCCTGCGTGGCGACCGCAGCCGCCACCGACGGCGCGTTGTCCTCGGGGTAGCGCACGACCGCGAGCGGGGGCGCCTTCGGCGGCTCCTGCGGGGCGACACCCTCGATCAGCGCGAACGGCTTGTGGGGCAGCTCAGCGCCCGGGGCGGGCGCGGCCGACTCGGGGTCGGTCGGGCCGGCGACCGCGTACAGCGCCGACAGGGGGATCGCCCCGGCGCGCGGCGTGTAGATGTAGCGGGGCACCGGCACGCCGTTCGGCTCGGGGAGGCCGTAACGCATCTGCCGGATCTCCGACGAGGACACGACGCCACGGTCGATGTAGTGGCCGTCGGACTGGGCGGTCGCGAGCCGGTCCTCTTCCTCGTCGCCGAGGTCGAACTCGAACTTCAGCGGCAGGCCGAGGTCGTCATGGATGAACGCGGTCAGCACGTCCTGGATGTGCTCGGCCAGGGGCCGGTCCCCGACGGTGTCCTGCACGTCGGCCTGCGACTCGCCGCTGGAGCGGTTGACGTTGTCGGTGAACCCGAGCGACGCAGGGGTGACGTGGTAGGCGGCGCACGTCTTCCGCATCAGGAACAGGGAGAACGCGTCGCTGTAGTCCTTCTCGTTGGACCATTCGATGCCGCCGCCGCCGGGGATCCACTTCACCTGATGCTTCGCGGCCTGGTCGCCGAGCATGAACGTGTCCCAGTACTGCTGGAATTGCTGCACCTGGTCGGCGGTCCACGTCTCGGGCGCGGAAGCGAACGCCTCGGGGATGTTGCCGTCGGTGAACCGCTGCAGGAAGTACGACTGGAACCGCAGGTCGGTGTTGGCGTTGAGGAGGATCGTCTCGATCGGCGACTTCCCATACGGCGTCGAGCTGGTGGCCCGGAACGGCGAGTAGATCAGGTCGTCCTCGGTGAGCCACACCCACGGCACGCCCTGCGCGAACTGCACGAACGACGGCGCCGGCGATTCCGGTGAGTCGCCCCACGCATCCAGCAGCGGGGCGATGCTGGTGCCGTCGACGACCTTCAACCCGATCGCCCGGCCGCCGCGGTTCCGCAGCCGGTACAGGGTGCCGGCGTCGAACGCGAGGATGTCGTAGAGCCACTTCCCGAGCCACGGCTTGAACGGCATCCGCCGGTCCGGCTTCGTGAGCGCCGCCTTACCGATCTTGATGGCGTCGGTGACGTCACCCTCGACGCTGTCGCCGGCGACGAGGGACCACTTCAACGAACGGATCGAGTCGATGCGGTGCCAGATGCACATCTGCGCGACGTCGTAGGCGTCGACCAGGCCCCGGAGCGTCTCGAACGACACCCGCTCGTTGCGGCGCGGACGGGCGGCGATGTTGTAGCCGGTGACGAAGTCACGGCTACGCGGGGTGGTCGAGTACCCGTCGTAGGGGCCGATCGGCTCCCCGGGGGAGAACGCCCGGTCCGGGGTCATGCCCTGCGTCTGCTCAGACGCCTGGATCGCTGCCGAGGCTGGAGGTCCGAAGACCTTCCGGAGGCGGGAGACCACACCCATCGAGTGGTGCCCCCCTTCTCTTTACCGGTAGTTGGCGCGGAACGCTTCGTTGCGGGCCCGCTGCAGCGGGCTCAACCCGTCGTCGGGATCGGGTTCGGCGGCCGGCTCGACGGCCGGTGGCGCAGCGGGTTGGTTGCCGGGTGCGGGCTCGCCGGCAGCGAGCCGCTTGAGGTACTCCATCCAGGCCTGTGCGCCTGTGCCGTCCAAGAGCAGCCTCGCCAGCGCTTGGGAGGTCGAGTCGACCTCGTCGTCGTGGGCGGCGTTCGGGAACGCCGCGGCCTCGTCGATCAGTGAGTCGACGTCGACGCCCGGCAACGCGATCTCGTCGTCGGGGAGGTACACGTTGCCGGCCTCGATGAACGGTGACACGGCGTTCGCGCGGGCGTATTTCGATTCGGTCGGGTTGACCGGCACGATGCCGCCGATCTCCGACTGCAGCATGTTGATCACGGCGGTGCCGTTGGCTTTGTCCTCGACGAGTTTCGCGGTCGCCTGCGGCCATTTCGCGGTCAGGGCACGGAACGCGGCGAGGGTGTCGGTGAACGTGAGCCGCTTGTGGATCTTGTCGAGGAGGAACACTTCGGCGCCGCGGCGGGCCCAGACGGTGGCGGAGACGAAGTCGCTGCCTTTGGTGTCCTTGAACGTCATGTCCCAGGACTGGATGACCTCGTCCATGTCGTGGACGAGGTACGCGGCGGGGTCGTTGGGGTGCTGCGTCCACAGCATCGTGCGGTAGCGGCGCCACCACGGCCGTTTCCACACGTTCCCGGAGTCCGGTGACGGGTGGCCTTGGTAGAGGGCGTTGAACACGCGGGACCCGGACCGGATCCGGATCGCTTCCCACTGCTCACGGCTGCGCCGCCGCGCCGATTGCAGCCACTGCCCCGGCTCACGGCCGAGCGGGTCGGTCTGGCCTTCGTCGGGTTTGTGGTCGGCCTGGGCGGGGATGTTCAGGACCCGCCACACGTGGCCGTCCTCGGCGGCTTGGAGGCGGCCGGCGAGGTCGTCCTCATGCCAGCGGGTCAGGATCACGATGACCGGCGCGCCGGGGGCGAGACGCGGCCCGGAGACGGCCTGCCACCATTCCCAGACGCGGTCGCGGTAGTACTCGGAGTCGGCTTGCTCGGCGTCGGCGAACGGGTCGTCGATGACCAGCGCGTCGGCGGGGCGGCCGGTGAACCCGGATCCGATGCCGACGCAGATGACGCCGCCGCGGTGGCCGGAGAGTTGCCAGCGTCGGGCGGCGCCGTTGTCGCGGGCGATCGCCAGGCCGAGGTCGAGGGTGTCGTCGTCGCCGTTGTTCGTGGTGATCCAGTTGCGGATCTCCCGGCCGAACCCCTCCGCCAACGACTGGGCGTAGGAGGCGATCGCGATGCGGGTGTCCGGGTTGCGGGTCAGTGCCCACAGGTTCCCGGTCTTCGTGACCCGCTCGGACTTCCCCTCCTGCGGCGGCATCGAGATGATCAGCCGCGCGTCCGGGGTGTTCCACGCCTGCACGAGCTCGCGGTCGATCAGGTCCAACGCCGGTGTCTGCACCGTGTGCGGGTTGACCGCCCGGGCGAGGTCACCGGGGGTGTCCCACTGCGCGATCCGGGTGGTGCCGCCGGGTTCGAACGATCGGGCTGCGTGTTCGACCCAGTCGAGGGAGGCCGTCATCGAGCCCCCTCGGTCAGTCGGAGCCGCTCACTGGGCGCCTCCGGCGAGGAGCCGCAGATGCCTCGGCACGACCTCGGGGACGAGGGCCTGCTGCTCGGCGGTGAGGTGCAGCTCGCCGAGGATCGCGCGGATCGCTTCGGCGACGAGGGCGCCTTGCTGCTCGGCGAGGCGGACGCGGCGCTCTTCGATGCCGGCGCGGATCGCTTCGGAGCAGAACTTGACCAGCCGCTCGCGTTCCTGGTTGTACAGCACGAGCCACGCGGACTGCTGCGCCTCGTAGGTGGCGCCCCAGTCCTCGCCGCCTTGCTTCTCCTTGGTCTGCCCCCACACCATGTCCTTGGTGTTGAGGGCGTCGACCTGGGTGCGGTAGAACGCGACGTGCCCGGCCGACCACTTGATCTGGTCGAGGATCGTCTCGACGGGATTGGCGTCGACCGGGATGGCCCAGCGTGCGGCGAGCGCGACAGCCTGGGCTTCGGCGAGCCGCTTCTCAGCGCCGGCCTTCGCGTTCGGTGACTCGGCGCCGTGGAGGCGGCACACCCGGAACCCCGCGGACGGATGCCCGCCGCATGGGCCGCCGCGGCGGTTGTGCGCGGTGCACCGCTCGTGGACCTGCTGGCACTTCCGGCAGGTCTTGGCGGTCATCGGGGGCAGCCGCACGGGTCGGCGGTGAGGCAGCGCTCGGCGTGCAGCTCGGCGGCGTGGTCCAGGTCTGGTGCGTGGGCGTCGCAGCCGAACACCGCCACGGTGCACGGGAGGTGATGCTCGACGGACACGGGGCCGGCGTCGCCCAACTCGGCGAGCTGGCGCTGCGTCTCGGCGATGTTGTCGGCCAACAGCCGGGCGACGTGTTCACCCTCAGCCGTGGGCGGCAGGATGATCTGCCGGTGCTCGAGCTCGGCGAGCCGCACCTGGAGGTTGACGGCGGCGAGGGCGTGCTGGTCGGCGACCCGGGCCGCGATCCCGTCGACGTAGGCGGCGGTCTCTCTGTCGGTCGCGGCGCGCTGCCACTGCCGGGTGGCGGGCTCGCCGCAGCCGGGCAGGCTGCACAGCCGCTGCCGCGTGTGTCGATGCGTGGTGTCGGTCATGGTGTGCGCCTCCCCTCGTCGGTTGGTTGGAGTCCCCGCGTCCCGACCTTCCACAGGTTGCGGGAGTTCACCCGCCGCCATGGGCGCAGCCCCGTTGCAGCCGTTCTTCCACAGCGCGTATGGGGGTCACTCGGCGGATGCCCGCACGGGGCGCGGGGACAGTAGCCCGGGCAGGATTCGAACCTGCGATCTCCGCTGTATGAGGGCGGCGGGGACAGCCGAACTCCCCTACCGGGCGTAGACATGGTGAAGCCCCGGCCCACCCGATTGGACCGGGGCTTCCGTACCTTGTGGCGCGTGATCGGGGCTGCGCAATTGGTAGTCGAGGGGTTACGCGGGCACGCTGAATAGGCCTTCGCGTCCTCAAATCATGCACGACGCGGTGATCATCAGGCAACTTTGGCGCGGGTGACACGCCGACGGCCGCGTCTGGGGCGTGCGGGGGCGAGGTCTTCTTGGGCGAGGCGGAGGATGTCGGCGCCGCGGTAGAGGGGCCGACCGAGGGCGTCCTCGCTGGCGCGTTTGAGACGGGCCGGGGTCCGAGTGACGCGCGTGCGCTTTCCTCCCGCTTTAGTCGGAACTGTCGTGCGCGTTTCGCGCACCTTCGTCCACTGATGCACCGTCTTCCACGCGATCTCGCAGCCCGGGATCAGGACGTACAGCGATTCCCAGACCAGCTTCAGCGGCAGCAGATACTCCTCGACCGAGGCGATGAGGAACAGGTGCCGGTCGGCCGCTCGGTGGACGTGGCCGCAGCCCTCGAACCCGCGCAGCCCCACCACATGGCCGCCAGGTTCGTAGCCGTCGCAGACGATGTCGTCGGCGCCCCACTTGCGGTACAGCGGCAGCCGGCACAGGTCGCCCGGGTCGCCGCTGATCGGCTCGTGGCACGGCCCGGCGTAGAGGCGTTCTTCGCGGACGTCGATGATGCGGCGGACGCCTTGCCGGACGTACCAGATCGCGGAGGCGAGGTCGGGGCCGTCGGGGTGGGTCCGCATCCAGTCCGAGTACCGCAGCAGGATCGCGACGGCGGCCGGGACCAGCTGCGTCAGCGGCACCTGGCGGGCGAACAGGGGTAGGCCCTTCACGCGGCGCCAGGCGGCAACAGCGTCAGCCCACTCGAACAGCAACTCCAGCTCGCGGCGGCCGCGGTCGGATGCGGAGAGGTTGGCGACGGCGGGCTGGTCGTGGCCCTTGCCTCTCTTGCCGCCGGACGCGATGCGGTCCTGCCGGGTGACGGTCGTCTCCAACTCGCGGGTCAGGGCGGGGAGGTCGCCCAGGATCCGTTCGGCGCGGCGCTGACACGCCCGGCACAAGAATTCGTCGGTGACGGCGGCCGTGCAGGCGTGGCCGGGGCAGGTGCGTGGATCGGTCATTCGGCCTCCAGCGCTTGGCGGTAGGTCTCGGTGGCTGCGTCGAGCTGGGCGAGCGCGGTGTCCACGTCCGGTGGTGGTGGGTCACCGCCTATGAGCCGGGCTCGCAGTTCGGCGATCTGGGTGTTGAGGCGGGCGATCGCCTCGAGGTATTCGCGGGGCGTGTGGGCCTCGGCGTGTTCCCGGATCGTTTGTTCGAGCCAGTGCTGCGGCGGGGCGTTCGGGTGCGGGAACCGTTCGTCGCAGACCGGGCAGACGCTGACGGCCACGAGGTCGTAGCCGACGACGACGTGCTCGGGGCCTTCGGCGAACCCTGCACGGATCGCGTTGTCGGCTGCCTGCGCTGCCTGCCGTGCTGTCGGCGTCGCGTCGCGGAGCGCCTCAAGCGCCCGAGGGCCAGCGGGGTTGGTCATGGGCGCCACTCCTGCCGGAAGTCGGGATGGTCTGACCAGATGCCGGCGAGCGCGTGCAGCGGCCCAGTGGGGTGCTCGATCGGGTCGTAGTCGGCGATGATCGTTCGGGCCGCGACGCAGAAGGCCAGCACCCGAGCCGGAACGCCGCACGCACAATCGATGCCCTGCATATCTGGCTCTGAGAACCGATCCTCTCGCCGGTCGTGGATCGCATGCGCTCCCTGTTCGTCTTCGGCGATGCGGGCGAGGAGGAACTCGGTCAGGTCGCTCATACGGCTCAGTCTCCCTGCGTCGGTTGCTGCGCGGCCGGGTAGAACCGCAGCACCTCGAGCCACTTATCGGCGGCCGCCGTCTGCCACATCGCGGTGATGATCTGCGACGCGGACACGAGGTCCCAGCCGGCGTCGAGGTACTGCTGGCGTTGGCCGGAGATGGTGGCGACGAGGTCGGCGGTCGCGCTCATGGAGGCGAGGAGCTGCTCGCGTGCGGCGGCCGCTGCGTCGTCGTCTGGTTGGGTCATGCGGTCCTCCGTGCTCGGGCGGTCAGGGTGGCTTGGATCAGGGGCCAGTCGTCAGGGGTCCAGACGTCGAACACGGGGCCGCCCGACGCCCATTGCTCGGCGCCGCGGTCTGGTGACCACAGCGGGTCGAGTTGCTTGCCCCAGTCGCGTTGCTCGCCGCTCAGCTTGCCGAGGCGGCCACGCTTGTCGTAGCCCTTGAGCTCGCGGAACAGGACCAGGCCGGCGCGGGCGAGCACCAGGTCGGGGAAGCCTTTGTGGCCCATGATCGGTGTGCGCCAGCGGCCGTCCGCGGTGCGGGCGGGGCGGCCGTGGTTAACCGCCCAGCGGCAGGTCATGGCGAGTTCGACGGTGTTGTTGAGGAGGTCGTCCTCGGACCAGCGGAGGATCACCGGGCCGCCTGTTCGCGTGGCAGCGACCGGATCTCGATCACGTCACCGTGGGCCCGCTCGACCGCGGCGTGGTCTTCGCAGAGATGGATCTCGGGCTGGCAGGACCAGGTCAGCCGGGCGGCGTACCGCGGGGGCTGGTCGCAGGCGCCCTCGTCTGTGCCGCCCTTGGGCATGTGGCAGCTCATGCGGCGCCGAGTTCGGCGGCGAGGTTGTCCAGCTCGAGCGCGCATAGCCGGTAGACGCGGGCCCGCTCCGATAGGACGCCCTGTGCTGTGGCTGTCTCCGCGGCGATGGAGTCGCGGTCGGCGCGGTCGGCGTCGAGGCGCAACGCGGCGGCGCGGCCGGTGAGCCACCCAACGTGGCGGCAGTGGTGCTTGGCGCGCGCCTCGACGGCAGCCGCCCGCAGTGCGAGCTCGCGTTGCAGGCTGTCGCGGAGCTGGGTGATCTCCTCGTTGTAGGGCTCGGCGAGGATCGCCGCGGTCTCGATGAACTCCTCGGCCTCGACCGGGATGCCGTCGACGGTGACGCCGTTCGGGGTGTGGATCCCGACGTGCCGGAGCAGCGACGCGAGCCCCATCACTGCCGCCGCTTGAGGATGAACGGCACCTGCCCGGTGTCGACCGCCATCCGGACGTAGCGGGTTTCGACGATCGCGTTCGGGGAGATCAGGTCCTGCTGGTCGAGGAGGGCGGTGACGGCGTCGACGCTGGCCCGGAGCGTGTTCCGCTCGTCGATGACGGCCCGCATCTCGGCGTCGATCAGCGCCGCGACCTTGTCCCGGATGTCCTCGAACTTGATCGTGATGGACGCGTCAGCCATTGAGGAACTCCGTCCGGTGCCGGTCCCATTCAGCCTGCGCGGCAGCGAGCACGGCCTCGTTCAGGCCGGCCGGGCGGCGGACCTCGCCGACCTCGTACCACAGGTCCGCCCCGCAGCAGGGGCGTTGCTTGTCGCCGTCGTCGAGGTTCAGCGTGGACACGGCTTCCTTGATCGCGCCGTCTCGGGTGTCGTGGATCAGGCCGTCCCAGTCCATGGCGTTGGTGTTCGGGTCGACGAGCACGTAGCCGACGACCTCGCGGCGGTCGGCGTCCATGGCTTGGCCGTCGCGGACGAGCTCCCCGGCGATGACGCCCCGGAGCCGCGCGTTCTCGGCGCGTTCCGTCGCGGCCTCGGCCTCGAGCCGGTTCGCCCGCTCGAGCTGCACCTGGTGCATCCGCAACGCCATCTCGGCGACCTGCGGCAGGTCGGACCAGTCGTGCAGCGTGAGCGGCCCGGGGTCGCCCTTGAGCGCGTCCGCGGTGCGGGTGAGGAGGCCGGCCAGGGTGCCGCACAGTTGGCTGGTCTCGTCGACCTCGGACCGCAGCCGCTTGACTTCGTCGGCGAGCGCTTCGGCCGGCACGTACCGGTGGTCACCGGCGTGCCCGTCGTCGAGCGTGCAGTCGGCCATGTCGACTCGGCGCTGCTCGGCACAGCCGATGAAGACTTCGATGAGGTCAGACACGATGCGGCCTCCCGCGCTTGGCCTGGTCGTTGAGGACCTGGGTGACGGCGGCGGTCAGATCATCGTCAACGTGCACGCGCACCGTGGGGCGGGTGGCGAGACGGATCTGCTCGTCGGTGCGATCAATCTCAGCCTTGAACGGGTCGTCGTCGTCGGTGCCCCATCCCCAGCGGAGGATCGCGAGCGGGCCGCCGGCGAGGTCGAGGACATTCGCCCATGTCTCGCAGCGGATCAGGTCACCCTGCCCGCCGAGGCCGGACCTCAGCAGCCGCCAGCCGCGGTCGGTGGGGTGGGTGCGGTGCCATGGGCTGTTGCCGGCGGAGGCGACGATGGTGCCCCTGGGCGGCTCGTGTTCGGTCGCGAACAGACCGGATGGCGCGGGGCCGTACTGGACGTAGCGGTCGCACATGTCGAGCGCGGCCTGCCGCTCAGCTCGTAGCCGCTCGATCTCGGCCAGTGCGCCTTCCTCGTCGAACGTCCAGCAGCGGCCGCAGACGTAGGGGCTGGCGTCGTTGTAGATGTGCTCGTGCTGCTCGACCGGCGCCGGCGTCCACGTGCCAGTCCACTGCCCATTCAGGAACCGCCCCGGCGGCGACAACACCACCGACGGCCGCAGAAACACCTCCACCACCCTCGCGGTGATCCGGTTGAGGCCATCCCACGACGCCGTGAACTCGACGAAGTCCCCCGGCTGAGGCCCACGCCCCGCCGCCACAGCAGCGCGAGCAGCACCCGGGCGGGTGAACTCCCCGCCGGCCATGCCAGCCGCGAACGCATCCCACTCCGCCGCGGTGAACGTCAGCACCGGCCCGGACGGGTCCTTCGAATCACGCACCGCGACGGTGCCGTCGGGCGGGAACGCGACCTCGACGCAGGCGCTGGAGCCGTTCGAGCGGGCGGCTTTCCGCCAGTCGGGCTGTGGGGTCATGTGGTGGTGTCCCTTCGGATGTGGGTCATGGGGTGGGCTTCTATCCACCGACGGTCGCTCGCGTGTGCTGGTTCTCGTCGTTGGTGTGGATGGTGAGTGAAGGGAGTTCTTGTGGTCGGGTCGGGACGGGACGGGACGGGACGGGACGGGACGGGGTCGCGCACTGCGCGCGAAGTTCGGTCACGGTTCGCGTGCACGTTCGCTGTGTGTTCGCGCGAACATGTCGTGTACTTCGGCTGTTTGTTCGGTTGTTTCGGGCTCGGGGTCGGGGTGGCGGCGTCTGCGCATGCGGTCGCGGGCGAGTGCGCGTTTGCGTTCGACTTCGGCCTTGAGTGGCTGGTGTTCGGGCCACTGGTGGTACAGAAAGTGGCCTTGGGGGACGTCGGGGCAGGTGTCGCAGTCGTGTCCTGGTGCGTGCCAGAGGACCGCGGCGACGAGCGCGTCGGCGTCTTTGAGTGAGGATCCGAACTCTTCGATTTGGTGTGCGGGGACGAGTCCGTCGGTGTTGTATCGGGAGCACCAGGAGCCGGCGAGTGTCCAGAGCGCGACGGCGCCTTTCCGGACCGCTCCGCGGGGCAGCGACTTGACCTTGGGGTGGTCGTAGAAGCCGTCATCGATCCGGAACCAGGTCATCTGCGGGCGCCTTTCGCGCGAGGGGGTGACACGTCGGGCACCTTCCGGGGCTGGGCCAGCCGTTGACGTCGAACGTGTGCCGGGTCGTCCGGTCGCACTGGCCGCACCAGTCGGGTGGTTTCGTTCGGCGTTTGTCGATGTCGGCGCAGTTGGCGAGTCGGTGGGTGATGACGGCGCCGGGGTTCGCGAGGCCCCCGAGGTCGCGGGAGCATTCTTTGATGAGTTCGGGGACGGTCCAGCCGTGGGCGACGGCTTTGATGACGAGCGCGGACGCCATCTGGGTGTCGTGGAGGGCTTGCCGGGCGTGTGTCGGGAGCCCTTCGCGGAACGCGCGGATGTCGCGGATGGACTCGGTCATCGGGCGTCTCCGAGGGTCGACCAGAGGACGGGTTTCGTGTCCGCGCGCATGTAGAGCGGGTGGCGTGGCTGGCCGGACGCGGTGAGGCCGAGGACGTGCGCTCCGTCGCGGCGCAGCAGCCGGCCGACGAGCCTGGTGTAGGTGGACGCCCAGGCAGGTGAGGACGCGCCCCACGCTGCGACCGTCAGGACTGCGTCAGCGAGGGCCTGATCCACGTGGTCGCTCTGGTCCGGGCCGATCGCTTCCGGGCCGGTGGGGAGCTCGTCGGGGTCCGTCGCGCGGTATGCGAAGAGGTTGACGATGGTGTAGGCGCCATACCCCCAGGCGCGGGTGAAGTTCCGGACGCGGGTGTCGGTCGGATCCGTGCGCTCGGCGGTGGCCTTCCATTTCTTGCAGACCGTGTACCGGCCGTCGTGCGCGGCGGCGTCGCGGTGGAAGTCGTCGAGCGGCTTCACCTTGCCGCACTGGCTGCATTCCTTCGCGTCAGGCACGGAGCACCTCCTCGATGTCGGGCGGCAGCGTCCACAGACCGAGCCGGCCGGGGCATGGGATCGGGTCCACGGCGCGCGGGTTGGTCAGCACCAGATGCGCGATCGGCTTGTCACCGCCGCGCGCGTCGATGCCTTCCGCCCACGGCGAACAATGCCCACCGATCGGGCCCCAGCAGTCGTCGGCCCAGTGCACGTCGACCAGGTCGACGACGCCGATGATCGCTCCGAAGTCCTCGGGGTCGAACAGGTCACGCGGTAGCGGCTCGTCTGGTACTGGCTCGCCGTCCGCGCAGCAGTCGTGCTCATTCCACCAGGCGGTGCGGAGCGGCAGGAATGCCGCGCCACGCTCGGACCAGCGGGCGCCGGCGTGGATCGCGAGCGGCCCCCGGTACGACCAGTTTTGCGTCCTGTTTTCGACCGACTTTCCCCCGTGGATGATGGCCCAACTCCAGGGAGGTTGGACGGTTAGCGCCTTCATCGGTGGGCCTTCATCGGTGGGCCTTCCGGTAGGCGTTCAGGTCGATCGGCTCGATTGCCTTGCGCTCGCGCCACGCGCGGCGCGCGTCGACCAGGTGGCGGACGGCCTCGGCGACGTGCTTGCGGCGGCGGTAGCGGCGGATCTCGGTGAGCACCATGTCCGCGGCGAGTTGGTGGGGGCGGCGGCCGAGCAGCGCGCACAGTGCCTGGAATTCGTCGACCTGCCGCTCTCCCATCACCACGACGGACGTCTTGAACCGCTCGACCGGTGCCCGCGTCACTGCGCGGCCTCTCGTTCGGTGTGGAGTCGGGTGAGCCACAGCTCACGGGCCCATCTGCGGCAGCCGGGGCACAGCAGCGTCGGCTTGGCCAGGTCGGCGAGTTCGGGTCCGGTCCACGGCACGGTGTCGAGGTACAGGCGGGGTGTCGGGTCGTCGCAGCGCACACAGCACGGCATCGGGCCGGCGTGTTTCGGGCACAGCGTCGCGTCGCGTCCACCGAGGAGCCAGCCGCGGTAGCGCAGCACTTTCATCGCGCCGGTGCGGGCGTCCTCGCAGTTCGTCGACCGGACGGTGGCCTCGTCCTTCACGGAGCACGGCAGCCGGGTGCACAGCACTTCGAGGCTGACCGCCCAGATGCCGGTGCTCATAGCAGCCACCACAGGTGGGCCTTGACGCTCGGCAGGATGAGGCGGGTCGTGACCCCGGCGCGTTCGAGGGTGACGAGGACCTGCTGCACGTCGGACTGCATGCAGCCGCGGTGCCACATGAGGAGGTCCTGGATCTCCAGCGGTTCGTCCTCGGGCATGGCCTGGAAGATCTCGGCCGACGTCGCCGGGCGGACGGTGAGGTGCGCGCGGACCGCAGCCTCACAGCGGCGGCGCGTCAGGGAGCGGGTGATCAGGTCCGTGCGGCGCATCAGCTCGAGGTCGGCCTGCGACCGGATCTCGCTCACGCTGTCTCCTCAAGGTCGAACAGGCTGGGCGTGGATGCGCCGGCGGCTTGCGCTTCGACGTGGGCGACGCCGTCTCGCCAGTAGTCGGGGTTGAGCTCGCATGCGATACCGACTCGGCCGAGCTTCACCGCGCAGTAGGGGACGGTCATGATGCCGCCGAACGGGTCGAACACCGTCTCCCCGGGCATGGAGTACTGGGTGACGAGCCGGTCGACGATGTCGAACTGCAGCGGGCACAGATGCTGGGCGAGGCCCTTGCGTTGCTGCAGCATGTTCAGGGTGCGCATCCGCGCGACGTCGGTCCACACGTCCGGGTGCCATGACGGGGTCTGCAGCAGCATGAACGTCGTCGGCAGCAACCGTTTCGCTTCGAGCGCTTCGCCGACCGCGACGTGGTCCTCGTAGTCGTAGACGTTGGCCAGGTTGTGGTCGCGGAACAGGCGGAACATCTGGTCGTGCGGGATGCCGGCGAACTCCTCGGGCAGCAGATGCCGGTCGCCGTTGGAGCGCATGAACCCATGCGCGTCGACCTGCCAGCGGCTGCGCGTGTAGGCGTCCTTGTCCTTCACCACGGGGTCGTCGGCGTACCCGTCGCTCGCGTCGGTGGGTGGCTTGCGGAGCAGCAGCAGGTACTCGGGGAGGCCGGCGCCCATGCGGGTGCCGTCCTTGCATTGCTCGGTCCAGCCGAGGCGGTAGGTCTGGTTGTTTTCCCGGACGACGTCGGTGACGATCGTCTTCATCCCGAGGAACGCGAACCCGTGCCGGCGGTAGTGGTCGATCGCTTCGCTGTGGAACGGGTGCACGGTCTGGAATCCGAGGCCGGTCATGCCGCCGGGCACGACCCGGTCCTTGACGTGGATCGCGGCGACCCGCCCGGGCTTGAGGACGCGGAGCAGCTGCGGGGTCAGGTAGTCCATCTGCGACCAGAAATGGTCGTTGTCGTCGGTGTGACCGAAGTCGTTGTAGGACGGGGTGTACTCGTACTGGGTGGCGAACGGGATCGACGTGACGATCAGGTCCACGGAGTCGGCAGCCATGGTCGAGGTCTCGACGACGGAGTCGTTGTTGACCAGGCGGTAGCCCTCGCCACTGGCTTCTTGCCGTTCGACGCCGATGGAGCGGCGCAGGCCGCCGGCGATCGCCTCGTGGGACAGGCCGTGCTCGCGGATGATGTCGCCCATGCGGGCGACCAGCTCGTCGTGCTTGCGCCACTTCTGCTCAAGCCGGCGGCGGATCTCCCGCTCGGCCTCGGTGTAGATCAGGTCGATGCGGACCGGCTCGGTCTGCAGGAACCGGTGGATGCGGTGGATCGCCTGAATGAAGTCGGCGAACTTGAACCCGATGCCGGTGAAGATCGCGCGGTGGCAGTGCCGCTGGAAGTTGCACCCGGATCCGGCGATCACCGGCTTCGTCGCGAGGTGGGTGATCTTGCCGTCGGAGAAGGCGGCGATGGCGGCCTCACGCTCGTCGAGGTCCTGCGACCCCCACACGGTGGTCGCGGCCGGGACAGCGGCCTTGATGGCGTGCCGCTCGGCTTCGAGGTCGTGCCACAGCAGGAAGTGCTCGCCCGGCGCGGCGTCGACCAGCTCGCGTGTCTTCGCGACGCGGGCGTCGATGCTGGCCCGCTTCTCCGCGGCCGCGGACTGCACGCCGAGCGCCGCGTCGCGGAACAGCTCGACCCGACCGGACCGGTCCGGCACGGCTTCGCCGCGTTCGGCGGCGGGGACCTCGTGCCAGCGGATGTCCAGCGGCGGCAGTGCGTACCCCTCGTCGGAGTAGCCGAGGTCGGAGGGTTTCTGGATGAACAGCGCCCACGACGCCACCCACATCCAGAACTCGTCCTCCATGTGCGGCAGCAGCGTCAGCTTGTCGGCGTGTTCGGAGTCGCGTTTGAAGAACCGGGTCTTGGCCTGGCCGACGTCGAGGACGTCGAGGAACGCCGCGTAGGCCAGCAGCTCGATGTAGTCGTTCGGTGATGGGGTCGCGGTGGCCACGAACCGGTAGTTGGAGGTGCCCTCGTAGAGGCGCATGAATTCGCGGAACGTCTTGGTGCCGCCGAACCCGCGCAGGATCGCGGCCTCGTCGAGGCTGACCACGTCGAAGCCGCGCGGGTCGAGTTTCCGGTCGCGGACCGTCTCGTAGTTGGTCAGGTAGATGCCGTCAGCGTCGGCCTCGGCCGCGGTGCGGATGAACCGCGGCGGGTCGGTCTCGAGTAGCTCCGTTGCGTCGCGGATGAACTCCTGCCGCACGCCGAGCGGGCACACGATCAGCCCGCGGCCCCCGGTCCGCGCGAGCGTCAGCCGCACCGCCTCCAACTGGATGATGCTCTTGCCCAGTCCGAACGACGCGAAGATCGCGCGCCGGCCGCCGGCAACCGCCCATCGCACGACGTCGACCTGGTGCGGCTTCAACGCGAGGTTCACCTCGTCGGGGTGGACGTCGAACCCGGCCGCCGTGGCCAGCTGCGACTTCGCGGCCAGGAACTCCTCGTAGGGCAGTGCGGTCACTGGCCTCGCGCCTTCCGGATGATGGCCTCACGCGCGGCCGCGACACTGGCGGCGACGGCGGCGCGGATCATGGGTGGGGTTTTCACGGCCTGCTCGTCGTCCAACACGAGCAGGATCGGCTGGTAGAACTCGCCTTCGGGGTTGGCGAACCGGAACAGCAGCCCGGGTTTGAACGTGTCCTCGAGCGGCACCGTGACGGCGATGGCGATGATGCCGGCGGCGAGGAGCGTGGCTGGGTCGAGCGGCATGTCCTGCCCGGGTGGGCCGTTCTGGTAGGGCAGGTCGAGGCTGTCACCGAGGTCGGTCACGCGGTCACCTCGTCGAGCGCGGGCTGGCCCACCCAGGAGAGGACGTCGGGCAGCGTCGCGTCTGGGAACTGCGCGAGCGTGGTGCCGTCGGCGGAGTCGCAGCCGATCGCGGCGGCGTACCGGTATCGCTTGCGGCTGTTGACGCGGCCCATGTGGACCCACTTGCCGCGCGTCTTAGCTTCGCGGACGAGGCGGCGCGCGGCAGCGCCGAGTTTCCACTCAGCGAGCCGGCGATCGCAGTGCGGGCAGCGCTTCAGCTTGAACTCGCGGGCCGGCCGGATGTAGCCGCACGGCAGGCATTCGGGTAGACCGCCGATGAACAGCACGTCGAACTCGTCCCACGGCACGCCGTCGGGGGTGAGGCCGTTCTGCGCTACGAACGCGGCTGGGTAGCCGAGCCAGCGGATCCAGGGCAGCCACGGCAGCGACCGGGCCAGGGTGCCGGGCGCGTCGGCGACGACGTCGGGCGCGACGGCGAACCTGCACGTGTCGGCGTCGGGGGCGTTGCGTGCGAGCCACGCGAACCATGCGTCGTCGCCGGGGTAGGCATCGCTGAAACAGCCGTTGTCCGCGCACCAGGGCACGCCGGGGATGCGGACATTGCCCTGCGCGGGGGTGTCGATGAAGTCGAGGAGGCCGGCTGTCATGGCGTCACGCACGCTCTGCGTTGACGGGTTGGCGAAGTACCGCACGCGCCACCCCCGCGGCCGCTACGACTGCGCTGATGCCGATCTTGACGACGAGCTGCCCCGTCACGGAGTCGGCAGTCAGGGGGAACCCGGCGACGTGCAGGAACACGAAGGTGTCGACGACAGCGCCGACGATGGACGCGGCGAGCACTGCGCGGGACCAGCCGGTGCGGCTCCCTGTCCGGCGCGCGCGATCCCGGAGGGGTGAGTAGACGGCCATGTCGGCGGTCTCGGACAGCGCGAACGCGCACGCTGACGCCGTCGCGAGCTGCGGCGACGCCAGCCACCACGACAGCCCGCAGCCGACCAGCATGAGGCCGAGGACGAGTAGGCGGCCGGTGACGTCCTGGGCGAGGTTGCGGGCGAGCAGCGTGGCGCCGGCGGCGAACGTTCCGGCGGTGGCGGTCAGCCCGAACCCGACCGGGACGAGGCCGTAGTGCTCGGTGAGGACGTTCGCGAGGACGACGGTCGCGATGTACGCGGCGGCGAGCGGGACAGCGTAGGTGAGCCTCATCGGCTTCTCCTTCGGGTGGCGATGCGCGCGGCGGCCAGTACGGCGACCACTGCGAGGGCCACGCCGGCGGCGCGTAGGCCGGCGACGAGGGCGACGCCGAGGCCGAACGCGGCACCGGTGAGCAACTTCTCCGCGGTGCGGGACGGCCCGTCGAGCAGGGATCTCACACCGACTCCAGGAGGGTGGTGATGCGGTCGATGACCGTCTGCGGGTGCACGAGCTCGCCCCGCTCGGCGACGGGGCGCAGGTCATCGCGGACCGTGCGCAGGGCTGCGCGTGCGGCGCGCCACCTGTCCTGGGCGTCATCCCACGACTGGCGCATGCCGGTAAGCTCCACGATCCGCCAGACCTGGTTCCACCGGTTCGTGTGCAGCCCGTCGGCTTCTTTCTGGGCGCGGCCGGTAGCGGGGACGCGGCACCAGTCCTCGGGTTTCGCGCCGCAGTAGGCGCAGGGGAAGGTGAGTTCCGCGCGTTCGCTGCCGGTCAGTTTGGTGCGGCTCATGCGGCTCCTGCTTTTCTGACTTCGGCGACCGTGACGTCGAGCCGCTCAGCGATCTCCAGCACCGGCAGGCCCATCGCTTTCAGGTGAGCCACCTCGTCGGCTAGGTCGCCCTGCTCGATCTGGGTTTCCATGTCCTTCACGAGCCGGCGGACGGCCAACTCGTTCGCTTTCGCGGTTGAGAGGATGCGGCGCGCGTCGCCGCTGCGGGACTCCGGACATGGCCGGGAGTAGACGGCGGCCGTCTCAGCCCGGGCCGCAGCGGCGAGCGCGTCCCAGGTCATGCGCGGGGCTTGCCTGCCATGACGGGCAGCGTGAGCCGCTCGGCGATCTCGTGGGTGAGGTCGTCGAACGCCAGCTTCTTGACCTGGTTCGGCGTCTTGAGCTTGTAGCTCAGCACGGCGCCCTGCTGGGTGGGGCGGTACCGGAACCGGGCCTCGATGTCGTAGACCTGCGAGCCCTCGAACGGCTGCAGCGACAGCGTGAACACGGTCGGCACTTCGAGGTCGCCCGCGACGCCCGCCTTGGCGGTCGTCTCCTCTTCCCACTGCAGCTGCGTCTGCCCGGACGAGAGGCGCACGCCGGACTTGAACGCGATACCGGTCTTGGCGTGGAGGGTCTGCGCGATCTCCAGCATCGTCGCCGCGTCGGGGTCGGTGACGTTGTGGGCGCCGTCCTCGATGTGCTCGGCGAACACGCCCTGCGCCATGGCCTTGCCATCGGCGTTGGCCCAGTGGGCCCAGTCCTCGGTCTGCTTGAGGGTGAGGGTGGCGCGGTGCCGGCCATGCCCGGGCCGCCCCGACGGGGACGGCGCGGACGCGTCCGGGGGGACGTCGCTGGTCTGTTCGTGGTCGTCGAACACGGCGACGACCAGGCCGCGGTCGATGTCGGCCCACAACGTGGTGCCGAACTCGTCCTTGTGCCGGTCGACGTACAGCACGAACGAGCCGGCGTCGTCGACGGTGACGTGCCCGGTCTTCGCGCGTGGCCGCTCGGCGATGCTGTCCTCGTAGGCCTCGACGTCGACCTTCTCGAGCCGCTGGCCCTCTGCGAGCACCAGCCCGTAGAGCCGCGCACCGCCCGGGTCGAGATCGAGGAGCTCCCGGGAGCGGGCCTCGTCGATCGCGTCGCGGAGGATCTCGGCGGTGACGCTCTGGCTGGACAGGGCGGTCAGTTCGGTCACTGGGCAGCCTCCTGGCTGTTCGGGGTGGCGGGGACGGCCCGCGGGCCGAGGTCGAGTTCGGCCTGCTCGGGGTCGGTGCGGGACAGCTGGTGGTCGTCGGTCACGTAGAACAGCGACGCGGCCCGCTGCTCCGGGGCCTTCAACGTGACCTTGTCGGCGACCTCGACCACGCGTGGGTCTTTCGTCGGCACGACCTTGATCGTCAGCGTGAGCGTGCCGGGCTTCCCGGTCTCGATCACGGCGGCGGTGAGGTCCTGCATGTGCTCGGACATTTCGCGGTGGGTGCGGCCGCGGCGCAGCCCGTTGAGCACGTCGGCGAACGGCCGGGTCTGCCGTTCCTCCTCGGGTTTGGCTTCGGTCATGCTGCTGGTTTCCTCTCGGTTGGGCGGGTGATCAGGCTGCGATACCGCTGGACGTGGTGGCTGTTCGTCTTGTCGCCCGTCGAGGCCACATGCCCCACCGGCTCGACGTATCCGGCGCGCACGGCCCGGGCCCACGCCGGCCCACGTAGCGGCCCTGGGATCGCCGCCCGGTCGAACGCTTCCCGGCACAGGTTGGAGTCCAGCTCGGCTGTACGGGACGCCGCGGTGCGAATGATCGACAGCGCGCGCTGCGGCAGGGTCGCCCCACCAGCGGGCATGCCGGCGTCGATCCATTCGCGGTAGTCGCTGCGGATCTGCGCCGCGTCAGGGTCAGCCGGCTCGCACGTCGGGTGGGTGGTGCCGGCCGCTGGGTCGATGCGGAGTCCGCATTCCGTGCAAGCGCGGCCCTTCACGAGGCCACCCCGTCGTCGACGTCGGCGAGCAGCGGTCGGCTGGTCAGGTGCCACGCGTCCGGGCATTGGTCGCAGCGATATGCGCGGATCTCTTTCCGTTTCGGGGACCGGGACTGCCAGCCCTGCAGTAGCGCCTGCAACGCGTCCGCCTCCGACGGGAATGGACGCTTACGGCACATCTGCCGGGCGTCGTTCAAAGCGCGCTGCGCCGCTGTGGTGCGTTCCATCGACGCGAGCAACTCCTCGGCGAGGACCCGGGTGGAGTGCTGGTCGGCGAGGTGGTCGAGCAGCTCGCCGTGCTGCCGGAGCCTGCAGATCGGGCACTTTGGTGCCGCGGTCACGGCGGATCCGACGGGGTGGCCGGCGCGCTCCGGAACGCGGCGTCGAGGTCCAGGCGCTGGATCGCGGTCTTGACCCGTTCGTGGCGGAGCCGGGACACGCGCAGCGCCTCCCGAGCGATCTCCACGCCGTGGAGGTGGGAGCGGGTGATGAGCCGGTCGATCGTGCGGTCCCGGGCGGCGCCGTCGCCGCCGATCGCCATCCGCTCCAACATTTCGGCGGCTTCCCGGTCGGTCATTCCGGGGGCGTGCTGGGGGCAGTACTGGCTGCCGAGGCGGGCGCCGCGCCGGCACTGATGCTCGGTCTGCGTCGTGCCGGCGCACTGGACGTAGTCGGCTGGCGGCTTGCTCGGGAACCGCACGGCGGGGTAGGTCATCGGCCGTTCACCCCCGGCGGTAGCAGCAATCCCGTTTGGGCTTGGCTGGCTTCACGTTCGATCGCCGCGGCCCACGCCTTCGCCTTGTCCGGCGGCAGCCACACGACGATCTGCCCGACGACGGTCGCGACGACGATGTTGACGAGCGGACCGCCCGGGGTTTGCACGGTGCCGGTGGCGAGGTCGACCGGGGTCGGCACCGGCTGCTGCACCTGCTGCGGGGCGCTCATCAGGCGACCCTCGACACTCGACGTTTACCGCCGGTCGTCTGCTCCCAGCGGGTGACGGTGTAGCGGCCGTAGCCCTGCGACCTGGACGCGCCGATACCTTGCTCCTGGCCGGTCAGCCAGATCATCGCCCACTGCTCGTCGGTGAATGGCCAGTCAGAGCGGACGGTGAACGTGATCTCGGCGTCCTCGACGTACTCCTCGTATTGGATGCCGGAGCCGCGGAACGTGTGGACGAACCGTTGGAGGATGCCGGTCGGTTTGGTCACCCCGAGGTAGATGCGGTCTTCGGTGACGCTGACGTGCTCGGCGAGGAAGCCGAGCAGGCCCTTGTTCGTCTTGCCCCAGCCGCGGGCGTCGAGCTTCCCGGCCGCGACGGCGACCGATGCGGCCTCCTTGAGCGCGGCCTTCAACTGGCGGCCCTCGATGTACAACTCGCCGCCACGGGCCTGGTCGCGTTTGAAGCCGTTGAGGTGCTTGTTCGCGTTGACGATCTCGGTCGCTTCGTCGACGCCGACGCCGCGTTCCGTCATGGTCTCGGCGACCTGCGCGCGGATGAGGTCGTCGCTGTCGGCGAGCTTCGACCGCAGCCACGCCTCAGCCACGTTCGGGTCAGTCGGGATGCCACCGACCAGGGTCGGGACGGTGAGCGTGCCTTCGAATCGGTGGGGCCACGCCTTCTCGGTGAACTTCGCGAACGGGCTATCAGTCATGACTCATTCCTTCGGCTAGTCGGGTGGGGAAGGGCAGGGATGGATGGGTCAGGGGAGGGATGGGCTGTCGGAGCGGGCTGGGGCGGCTGGGCGCGATTCGGGTGGGGCGGGCGGGGGGTAGTCGGCCAGAGCGGGGCAGGGTCGGGCTGGGGAAGGCTGGGTTGGGCGGTCGGAAAGGCGGGGAGGGAGTAGCTCTGGGGTGGGCCGGGTTGTCGGGACGGAGTGGCGTGACGGGTGCAGCGGTGGAGTGGGCTGGGTGGTCGGGTGTGGGCGGAGGGGTGCCGGGCAGACGGGGGCTGGGGGGGGAAGTCGTGTGCATCAGGCGCCGCCGACGATTGAGTCGCGCATGGCCTGGTAGGTCTCGGGGGTGAACACGTCGGCGATCGTCTGGCCGTTGGGAACCTTCTTGGCGACGGCCTTGTAGAACGCCCCTTGCATAAGAGCCGCTCGGCCGCGCGTCTCCTCCCTGCTGGCGATGTGGAGAGCGTCAGGCTTGGTGAGCTCGAACTCGCGTTTCCACTCGTTCGCGTCGTTCACGCACTGCCGCTGATTCCATAGCCGCAGCGCAGGAGACGGCAGCGAGCCATCCGCGCCGGACTTGTCGGCCCACTCGGCGAACGCGCTCGGGCCAGCAGATGCACGCGCCGTGGCACGTTCGGACCGCAGCATGCGACCGATCTGATCGGTCAGCAGCACGACTGCGTTCTGCCGCAGCCACGCTGCGAACTGCTCCGGGTCGGAGCGCTCCAGCCGATCAACGATCTTGATGGCCAACTCTGCCGGGACGAACGGCCCACTCTCCGGTACGGCAGCGCGGACCTCACCGTTCATCCACTCGGTCACGTTGACCTCAGGCGCGGTCATGACTGGCGCTCCGCAGCGCGGCGGCGCTGCTCGCCGTTGACCACGCGCAGCACGGCGGAGCGGCGCGGCGTCGGGTCCGTACCGTGCCGCATGCGGGGGCTCTTACGCGGTCGGTAGAACACCGTGACGCCGTGCGCGACCGGGGTCTTGCCGGGCCACGGCACGGCGACCCGCTGCGGGAGGTTGCAGTTCTCCTCGTGCCCGAACCGCAGCGTGCACCGACGGGTCCGGCAAAACTTCGGCGCGTAGTCCTTCCCCATCACGCGACCTCGTCTCGGCAGCAGGACCCGACGACCCGGACGGACGCGGCCGGGCCGGGCATGTTCGCGGCGGGCTGGCCGACGCCGATCGGCGACTGGCAGCGGCTGCATTCGCCGCGCAACTCGGACGGCAGCCACAGCAACTCGCGCTCAGGCTCGTCAGGGGCGAGCACCGGCTCGAACTCGGCGAGCATCGAGGACACCAGGTAGGGCAGACGGAGGCAGATGCTGCAACTCGACTTGCCGAGCGTCGGCCACTCCAGTTGATCGTGAATGCACCTGGATTCGTAGGCGCGATCCATCGCGAGCACAGTCATGCCGACCGCCGCCTTCCCGTGATCACCTTTTGAATGAATCCGTGGCTAACGCCGTACCTCTGCGCCAGTGACCGATGCGTCTCGCCACCCGCCGAATAGGCCGCACGGATCTCCGCGATTTGCTCATCGGTTAGAGCCCTGCTCATGCTGCGGGCGGCCCGGTTCTTCTCGCTCAGGATTCGGTTCTTGGCCTTTGCGTCACGGATGTTGTCGGCCTGAGTGCCCACCGTGAGGTGCGCTGGGTTGACGCATGGTGGGTTGTCGCACGTGTGCATCACGACCAGGCCGGCGGGTATCTCGCGGCCGTTCGCCAGCGCCCACGAATACCGATGGGCCAGGACGCTGCCGCGATTCCTCGGGACTACTCCGTAATCGCGGCTCTTCGCATTCCCGGTCCATAGCCAGCAGCCACCGTCGCCGGCCTTGTCGACGCGGCTCCAGAACCGTTCCTGCTCATCCGCGCTCGTCGGCAAGATGGGCCGGTTGGTGTTGTCGCGGTCGATCGCGACGAGGGCGGTCACAGCGCACCGTCCAGCCCGAGCACCTTCATCGCGTCCAGCACCGCGATGACCCTCTCGGGGATGAGGGCCATGGCGAGGGCTTCGTGAGCGATGTCGCGTGCGTTCAGGTGCGTGTTCGCGACGAGCCGGTCGACGGTCCGCTGCCGCTCCTCACCGTCGTCGCCGATCGCCATCGACTCCAACAGCTTGGCGGCCTCAGCGCGCGCGGATCGGTCGATCGTGACCGGCCGCCGTGCCGCGCTGAGCGGGACGGTCCGAGGGCGCGGCAGCGTGTCGAGCTGGTCGCCGATCTCGCGCAGGTACGAGACCTGGGCGAGGGTCGCGTGGACCTGCGCGGCGGCCAGGTTCAGCGCACCCCACTCCTTCACCGACGCCTCGTCGCACGTCTCGACGAGGTTCAGCAGCCGCTCCGCCTCGCCGATGTGCTCCGGGCCGGTCATGACCCGCCGCCGAAGATCGCCTCGAACGCCTCGCGGCCGCCCTGGATCTGCTCCAGGGTGTCGATGACCGTCGACGCTTCCTGCTTGGTGAGGGTTTCCTGCGACTCGACAGCCCGGTCGAGGACCTGGCTGATCACGGCGAGGCGACGTTCACGCTCGCGGATGCCGTACCCGTTGAGGGTGGCGTTCAGCTTCGCGACCTGCACTTTGCTGGCCATCTCCGGGCCCGGCTCAGGCGGCGGCGTGTCGTCGGCTGGGGGTTCGTCGTCGGGGACGACCTCGGCGTCGACGGTGTCCGGCGCGATGAAGGTGTCGCCGTTCAGGTCGGGGTTCACGTCGGGCATGTCCTGCTGGACACGCAGCGGCGCGACCGACACCGGGTCCGGGGTGTTGCCCTCCCGGACCGCGCGGACCTGCGTGGTGATGTATTCGGCGCTCGTGGGCACCCACTTGCGGAGCTGGTGCGCGCCCGACTTGAGCCACATCGACTCCTCGCTCGTGTTCCACGGCGAGTACTCCGACTTCGTGCCCTGCGCGAACGACTTGATCCGGTCGATGTCGCGGCGGTTGAGGATGACGACGCGGGAGGTCGCGCCGTCCTTCATCACCGCGTAGGCGTAGACGCCGCGGAGGTCGCCGCGGTCCTCGCCGAACCAGTCGACCTCGTGGTACGGCCGCTCCATCGGGCCCTGCCACCGAGGCGGCTGGTGGTGGTCGATCTTGCCCGGCGTCCAGATGAACGTGTCGCGGTCGCGGACGACCTCGACGATCACCGAGGACACGGCGCCGGCCCTGTACATGAGCTCGACTTCGCCTTGATAACCGCGCATGCCGAGGATCTCCAGCTGGCTACCCACCTTGCGGGGGGTGAGGTAGTACTGCTCCGTGCCAGGCTCGAGGCCCTGCCGGGCGGCGTCCAGCAGCGCGGACACGAACGCGGCCGGGTTGTTGTGCGCCGCGAGTTCGAGCTCGAACACCTCGACGTAGTCGCCCTTGGCGTTGCGGACCTTGGTCTTCTTGCCCTTCTTGAGCGCGCCCTGCGCGACCCGCACCCACGTGGCGGCCTTGATGTGCGATGGGAGGACGGTCGCGAAGTCGTCGCTGTACTGCCGGATCAGCGCCTCGGGGCCAGTCTCGCGTCGCGCGACAGCCTTCCCGGGGTCGGTGGTCGTGGTGTCGGTCATGACTGCGCCGCCTGGCGCAGGTTTACGGCGGTGGTGTTCTCGTCGCTGACCATCACGCCGAGGTGGGTGCGGCAACTGTGGGTGTAGTCGTCCGGGGAGGGTCCATCGATCAGTTCGAAGATGTCGCCCACGTCCTGGCAGGTGAGCTCGCGGACACGGTCGTGGCGGCGCTGATGCTCTGCGTCGGAGGCGGATGCGTCCAACGGCTGCCAGGAGGCAATCTCGGCCTGGGCCGCTGTGTCGAGGTAGCAGCAGAAGAGACGGTGGGGGGCGTGGGTCATCATGCGGCTCGATTCGTGGTCGGGAAAGCCGGCAGCGAGTCGGCCTTGGCGGACTGGAGGTAGGGCAGCCCACCGGACTTGGACTGGCGGGTGCCGAGACGGACGTCGCCGAACATGGCTCGGCGGGCGTTGCCCATCGCGTCAGCGATCAGCGAGGTGGCGTACTGCGATTCGGCGTCGGCGGCCTTGGCGGCTTCCTTCGCGAGGCAGAAACGGCGGGCGAGGTCGGCGCCGACCTGGTAGTCGGTGCCGTCGATCTCGGGATGCAACTCGCGCACCACCTGGTAGGTGGCGCCGTGCTCGTCGATGTCGGGGCGCTCGTCCCGCTTGAGCGTCTGCACGAACTCGGCGGCCGCGTCGAGCAGGATGGTCGCCTCGCTGCGGTCGTAGGGCACGACGTACTCCTGGTATTCGGAGCCGGCGAACAGCACCCCGAAGTAGCAGCGGTCCGCGCCGAGCGCGTCGGCCTGCCAAATGCCCTGCACCCGGTAATAAATCGGAACCTCGTCGGTGCCTGGGGTGCCCCAGCCGACGTCGTCCCGGGACGTTTTGATCTCGACCGGACGATGCGTGCCCCGCTCGATCTGCACGTCCCGGTCCGGCGACACGATCTGGAACGGCCGCCCCGACGGGGTGAACGTGCCGGTCCGTTTCACCTTCCACTCCGGGTGGTCAGCAGCGAACCGCGCGGCGATCGTCGGCTCGTGCATCCGACCCCAGTACAGCTGCTCGGTGTCGGTGAGGTTGGGGTCGACGAGGCCTTTCTTCTTGTGCCACAGGGAGAAACGCGACTCCCACGGGGACACGCCGAGGACAGCGGCGATCTCGCTGCCGCCCACCGCGAGCGCCCGCTGCGCATGCCAGTCGGGGCTGCCCGGGGCGTACCGCGGGTGGCGGATCAGACGCCCGGTCATCGCGTGATCACCACTGCGGTGATCAGCGCGACCGCCATCAACCCTGCCAACAGCATGCCGACGACACGCACCCGGTCCCACGTGGGCAGCGGCGGCACCTCCGGCTTCGACGCGATCGCGCCGTGGAGGAACCGCTCCCCCGCAGCCTGCAGGTTGTGGAGGTCGCCGACGTTGTCGAACGGGATCGCCTCGTCGACGTACCGCTGCCGCACGTCGGCCGGCACCCAGTAGTAGACGCTGCCGAGCGTGCCGACGGGGTCGGCGGAGCGCAGCGCCTGCAGCACGATCGCCAGCTTCGAGTTCTCACCGAACTCGCGCGCGAACTCGTTGCTCTCGGCCATCACCGCTCACCGCCCCGCTTGAGCGGCGGGTAGGGGTTCGGCGCGACATACCGCGGGGGCACGGTGTGCGACGGCCACGAGTTGGCCTGCTCGATCGCCTGATCGGCAGCCTGCCTGTATGGCTCGATGCGGTCGAGGATGTCCTCGACGGTGGCGTACTCGGGCTCTGGCTCGGGGGTGGGCCGGGCCATGTAGGCCGCGAGGCGAACGCTGCGGGCGTGGACGCGGCGCTTGGAGAGGTTCCAGCCCAGCATGATCAGGACGATGGCGGCCAGCCACGCCAGGAACACGATCAGCGTCCACTTCACGACGCACCGCCGAGCTTGCCGCTGCGCCAGAAGTTCGGGCGCTCTTTAGCCATCCACTTCGCCCAGACCTGCCGCTCGTACTCGTCAGCGACCGCGAAACACCGGAGCGCGAACTCGCTGACACCTTCGGGGCCGCCCTCGGCCAGTGCGCTGGCCACATACAGCGCCCACGAGTCGCGCCGCTCCACGATCACGTCATGCGGGAGCTTGCGACGCCGGTCCTTGCGGTACTGGGTCAGCACCGCCTGCCGGGCCCGCACGTCCACGCTCGGCCGCTCCACCGTGGGCGCGGTCATGGCCGGCTCGCTTCGTGGCTGCGGACCCAGCCGAGGATCAGGTCGCGTAGCTGCTGCTCTTCGGCTTCGGCCTGCAGCTCGGACCAGTGGTAGAGGCAGCCGGGCTGCGGCGGGATGTCGTCGTACAGGTCCGACGCGTGGCGGGGGTCGTGCAACCAGGTGTCGCGGCGGTGCATGTGGTCCACGGCGTCGTCGACGAACGCGTGGGTCTCGTCCTTGCCGGCGGCGCGGTACAGCCACCGGACCTCGATCCAGGCGTCCTCACCGTGGGCGGCGATGAACTTCTCGATCGACGCGGCGAGCTCGGAGTCCGGGTGCGGGCTCATCCACCAGGCGTTGGAACCTTCCGGCGCGATCGGTGTGACGGTCGCGGTCATGAGGACCGCCGGCGGTTGATGGCGCGGGAGCGGCGAGCGGTGCGGTTCTTCGCGCGGCGCCGTGCGACGGTCTCAGGGGAGACCGTGCCGCCGTACAGGTTGCGGGCCTTCTGCAGCGCGCCGAGCACGGCGCTCTGGACGCCGGACGGCCCGGACGGCGCGGCGGCGAGCATGCCGAGCGTCAGCATGCCGAGCAGCGGCAGCAACGTGGAGCCCGTGGTCTCGGCCGCGTAGTGACGCGGCTGGTAGGTCGTGGCGGGCCGGTCGACGACGGCGACGGCGCCGCGGTGCCAGCCGGGCTTACGGAGTACTCGGTTGATGACGCCTGCGGGCGGCCACGCGTTGATCACGGCCGTCACCTCGTTCGGGCGCACGTCGGTTTGGGTTACGGTTCTCATTGCCCCTCCTAGCGGGGGTGGTTGGTGGGCGTCCGGGGGCTTCCGGGCGCCCGCTCTACGTGCGGGTGATGCTGTTTCTCAGTGCTGGCGGGGACCGCCGGGGACGGTCAACCCGCCAGCACCGAGGTCTGCGGGGTGGCTACCACCACCAGTCGAGGAGCAGGGCCAGCAGAAGCAGCAAGAGCTTGCGCATCTGGATCACCCCCCGCCGCGGCGTCGACGGGACGGGCCAGCGGGACGGATCGCGCGCGGGTCGGCCGGGGTGTGGGTGTGCTGCTCGACGATCGCGGCGAGGTGCGCGTCGGAGAACTTCACCTTGCCCGCGATCCGGGTGTGCGGCAGTTCCTTGATGTGGTCCTGCAGCCAGTAGACGGACACGTCCAGGCCGTGGGCGGTGAGTTTCGCTGCAGCCTCGACGTAGCCGTGGAAGGTGGGGAGCTCGGTCACGGTCATCACTTGCTCGCTGGCTGCGGCGTGGGCCTGGGCCGCGGCGTGCCGGCGGGCTTGGAACCGCCCTTGGGTTGAGCCTTCGGCGTCTGCGGCCTAGTCGAGGAGCCGTTCTTGCGGCTCATCTCGACCAGCACCGACACCTTCTCGGCGCCGTGGAGCAGGCCGGCGCGGCTCTGTGAACTCATCTCGAACACCGGCACGCGGCGAGCTGGCGCCACCGTGGTGGGCTGCACGCGCCAGTCCTCGCGGCGATACACGGCGTCGTAGCCGGAGCCGGGGGTGCGGGTGCGGCGGGTGAGCTTGCCGCCGCCGGGCCGGGTCGTGTGGTGCTCGCCGTGGGAGCGGTCGTGGCGGGGCATCAGCCAACCTGCCTTTCCAGCTCGTCCCCGCAGAGCTCGGAGACGTTGGTGTCGAGGGCCTTGGCGATGCGTTCGAGGTCGTCCAGGCGGAACGGCACGGCGCCGGTGAGGCGCTTGGAGACCCAGTTCTGGCGCTCTCCCAGCCGTTCGGCCAGGTCGGTCTGTCGCAGACCGTGTCGGGCCAGGCGCTCTCGGATGGGGGTTGCGATCCTGGGTGGGATCCTCGATGCCATAGCGAGAGTCTATCCTTAATAGGGATGTGCTCGTCAATAGGGAGAGCCGGCGAGTTTTCCCTATCAGGGCTTGCCCTTCCCGGTTCGGGATATCTATGCTTCGGAGTGATGACCAGCGGTCGGCAGCGTCAAACGCCGGAGGCAGCGGCCCTCAACGCCGCCCTCGCGGCGTATTTGCGAGGCGTCATCGGCAGTCGGCAGATCCAGCAGAAGGCCATCGCCGACCGCTTCGGGTGGGCACAGAACTTTCTGTCGAAGCGGTTCAGCGGTGCGGTCCCGTGGGGTGTCGACGAGTTGGATTCCGTCTGCCGCTACCTCGACCTGGACATCAGAGCCGTCATGGAGACCGCCCGGCAGGCCGCACAAGAGGGCGACGAGCCGCAACGCAACGCCAGCTAAGCCCCGTGTTAAAGATCAACACCGGAGAGTAGCTGGCGCATCACGTTATAAGGGTGTTAGCTATCCCCACCTACAACTGCAAGGGGGGAAGTCATGCACTTAGTGCGTGCTGGCTACGAGCACCGTTGGGCAGGACCCATCGCGCTAGTGGTCGGCGTCGCCGTCATCACGGCAGGACTCGTGAGCAACGGCAAACCCGGAGCGGACATGCGCCTCGTCGGCGCTGTTCTGTTCCTCGCGGCATTCGTCGAGTGCCGCGCCCGGTCGATGATTCTGCACGGCCACGCAGAATCACACCGGATCGGATACCGGCGCGGACGTCACATCGCGCGCCCCGTTATCGTCCCGCTCCCTCGCAGGGACGACGAAGTAACCGTCGCAAGCAAGTAGCTCCCCCCGGAGTCGGGCGCAACCCCCGTAGAAGGTCAGCCACGCCCGACCCACCGTAACCAACGATTGACATGCCGTGTAGGACACGCTAAGAAAAGCATGTTTTGACATCCAAACGCTACAAGATCATTCCAATAGCGGCGTCTAACGGGCGCCGCGCGGTAACCCCTGCTCAACTCCGGGCATGGCAACAGCCACGGCGAGGCGGGTCGGGCGGCAAGTCCGCGCCGCCCGAGGCCGCGCCGGGCACACCACCATCGCCAGCTTCGCCAAAGCCGCCGGCGTCTCCGTCACCACGATCAGCAACCTCGAGCTCGGCGTGCGGGCCAACTTCAAGGACACCACCTTGGACGCGATCGACGCCGAACTCAGATGGCCCAAAGGCGAACTACGCCGGATGCTCGGCGGTAAACGCCCATCAGGGTTCCCCGAAGATCTACAGCAGCTCGTCGACCTGTGGCCCCGGATCGACCTCAAGACCCGGGCGACGCTGCTGCTCATCGCACGCGGCGCAGCCGACCAGTAACCCCGGGAGGGCGCTGGCGGCTGCATCCCGGAAGCGGCCCCGGCAGGGGCATTTGCTAGGAGCTCCGGTCTATCGCCCCCGATCGACCCGCGGTTCCTATCGCCCCTGCCGGGTGCCTCCACGGCGGCACTAGACACCGGTCACACACTGGCGCATGCTTCACCCCGCGCACGCGGCCCCGCGTGCACCGAGCCGCCCCGGGGGAAGCACCGATGGCCTTGTTCAAAAGCGATGAGGAACGCGCCGCGCGCGCCGAGCAGAAAGCAGCCGACGCCTACGCGTCCAGCCCACTCGGCCGGGCCGAGGCGGCCCACGAATCCGGCGACGGGTTCTTCCAGCTTGAGCTCGACATCAGCCACCTGACCGGCGCGTCGAGCGTCGGATCCTCCACCGGCCGGCTCAAACACACCGGTGGGCGCCCGGACCTGCTCGGGCAGATCGAGGACGTCGGCTGGCGTCTGGAACACGCCGGGTACGTGTTCGTCGAGACGGGCGCCACCACCACCAACCGGGCGCTCGGCTCCGGGCAGGGCATGGTCACGAAGGGTGTCGTGCGCGGCATCTACCTGTTCCGCCGCGTCTAAACGTCCTCGTCCAGCCAGGCGAGGCCCCGGTCGACGGCGGCGTTCACCGCGTCGTCGAGCTCGGGCATCATGTGCCCGTACCGGTCGATCGTCACCTGGATCGAGGCGTGGCCCAGCCGGCGGGAGATTACCGGCAGCGGCAGCCCTTCGGCGATCAGCTGCGACGCGTGGGAATGCCGCATGTCATGGACCCGGGGTTCCTTCGTCAGCGTCCCTTCGCAGGCGCACGGCGCCGGCACGAACCGGATCCGCCGGCCAGTGCCGCGCTGCGCAGCGGACCGGGCGGCGCGGGCCTCGTCGAACGCCTTGCGTTGCTCGTCGTGGTGCTCGTCGCAGACGCGGGCACGGCGGACTGCAGGCACCCACGCCGCGTCGTGGAACGTCGAGTTGAGCAGCTGCCCACCCTCCTTGGCCGGGAACACGTAGGCGTCGGCCTGACGGCCCCGCACGAGCGGACGCAGCGCGGCGGCGAGCTTCGGCGACAGCGGCAGGGTGCGCCTGGAGCGGCGCGTCTTCGGTTCACCGATCTCGTAGGTGCCGCCGTCTTGCCGTTTCCACGCCCGGACCACGGTCAGGGTGCGGCGCTTGCCGTCGAGGACCAGGTCCCCGACCCGCAGCGCGGTCGCCTCCCCGTAGCGCAGCCCGGTCGCCCACAGCAGCAGCGTGAGCGCTTTGTAGAAAGCCGGGATGTGCCGGTAGAACAGCTCGAACTCGTCTGGGGTGAGGAACACCATCTCCTCGACCCGCACCTCCGGCCGTGCGTTGAGCCGGGACGCGAACGGGTTGTGGTCGCAGACCGGGGGGCGGTGTGACATGCCGTCGGCGATGATCGAGGAGACGAGGCCGTGGATGTTGGAGATCGTCTTCGGGGCCAGCTCGGCGGCGACCATCTTGTCGAGCCAGTTGACGGCGTCCCGGGCGGTGACGCCGTCGACCGGTAGCGCCCCGAGGTGCGGGTAGACGTGGCGGCGGAGGTCGCGGCGGTAGTCGGCCCGGGTGCGGCCGGTGGCCTTCGTCCGGAGCGTGACCGCCTGCTCGGCCCAGTCGCGGAACGTGAGCCCGGCGCCGGTCTTCGCGGCGCCGGTGAACCCGTGGCCTTTCACCCATCCGTGGGGCCACTGGTTGCCGGACCCTTCGACGAGGTTACGGAACCGGTCGGCCTCCTCCGCGCTGAGGAACAGCTCGGTCTGACGGTCCCCGTTCTCACGCCAGATCACCCGCCACGACGGGCCTGTCGTCTTGTTCTCTCGCTTCTCCACGCTTGCCATCGGGGGACAGCATAGCCGGGGCCCAGTCCCCGCGTGTTCCCGCGAGGGCCGGGCCCGTGCTAGAGTCCCTGGATTATGGGACCTAAAGCGGTGGAGGTGGCGGGAATCGAACCCGCTGAAATCTCCCATGAACGCTGGACCGGAACGGCGCAGCCCCGGAAATACGGGGGGTTGCTCGGGTGGCGTCGGGCGGTGTCAGGCCTGCTCGGGCGTCCGTGTCCCCGCAGTCCCCGCGCAAACCCGACACCAGACTTGACGCAGGTTTTACGCTACGGGCAGATGCCAAAGCGTTCTCCATGGTTGCTCACCTACCAGGCCATCTGCTCGCGCCCCGCCGGCAGCTTGTGCCTCGCGCTCGCGTTCGCCGCAGTCGTGTTTGCCGCGCTGCCAGGCACCACAGTCGTCGGTCTCGGCGCAGCGGTCGCGGCCACATTCCTCGGAACCCTCTGCTGGGCGCGCGCCAACGCGAAGATCGCCGTCGGCGTCGCCATCATCGCCGCACTGATCGGCGTCCACGCGACCCAACATCCGGTCGACATCCAACAGGTCACCGTCGTCACCACACCGAGCGGGGCACGCTGATCATGGGCCTGATCTTCCGTAAGCGGGTCAAGGTCGGCGACAACACGGCGGTGAACGTGTCGCGCTCGGGCGCGTCGGTGTCGCGGCGGGTCGGCCGGGTCACGGTCAACTCGCGTGGCGGTGGCCGGGTGCGGATCTTGCCCGGCCTGTCGTTCCGGTTCGGTCGTCGCCGCTGACCCCGCAAGCACGACCCGACACACAGACGTAACCGCGTGCGGGATGTTCCCGCGCGCCCCCACCAAGGGAGAGGAACCCCAGTTGAAGCACAACCTCACACCGTCCCGCACTCTGCGGGGCCGGCTGATCGTCGGAGTACTCGCGGCGGCAGCCATCGCCGCGGTCACCCTCGGCGGTGTCGCCGCGTCGGCCGGGCCGAGCGACCCGACCTACCACTCGAACGGCTTAGGTTTTCACGCCTGCGTCAAGCGTGACGGTTCCAGCCGCCTGTACAACAACGCGATCTACCTGAACACGTCCGGCCACGCAACCTGCCCGGCCGGCTACGCCTGGTTCGCCTGGGACCAGAACGGCGGCGGCGTTGCCGGCCCGCAGGGTCCAGCCGGGCCGACCGGAGCGCAGGGCGACCCAGCCCCGGCCCCGACCGTGGCGTCGGTGGACGTCGCCGGCACGACCCTGCCGGCCATCGGCGGGTCCTGGACGGCGGGGCACGTGAACCTGGGCAGCAAGGACCTGGCCGCGGGCACCTACCTCGTGGCGGTGACGGGCGACTTCTATAAGGCCGCCCACACCGATGCCACGCCGGTGCTGCAGATCCAGGTCAACGGCCTTGCGCAGCAGGTGACGGCCTACACGGGCGCGTTCCCGGCGGACGCCGCTGAGGGTGTCGGCCTGGCCGCCGATGGCACCCCGAACGGGTTGGAGCAGACCGCGTCCGGCTACGCCACCATCGTTGTCCCGGCCGCCGGGGCGACCGCCGAACTCGACGCGTTCGGATACAACCCTGACCGCTCCGGTACCGGTGGCGGGGCGTTCGGTGTGATCACGCACGCCACGTTCACCAAGGTCGGCTAGGCACTGGTTCTGACCCCGGGCACGCAAAAAAGCCGCCCCATCCGACCAGGTGTGTGTGGTCGGATGGGGCGGCCTTTAGGTTGCGGCGCGGGCTAGTTGCGGAGCGTGATCCGCCAGTCGAAGATCGGCAGGTTCGGGGCGTCGACGAGCCGGCCGTACAGCAGCGATGTGCCCTGCTGGGGGCTCACCGGTTGGCCAGCGCCGAGGAGCAGCGTCCACCAGTAGCGGGTCATGTTCTTCGGCGCCTTCGGGGTGAGGCCGGCGAGCCATGTGTCGAGGAGCGGGTCGGCGCCTGGCACGACGTGGGTGCCTGCGGCGCCGCCGCCTGCGGGCAGGACATTCTTATCGAGCGCGAACTTCAACAGGTCACTCGACAGGTCTTCCACGGCGTCGATCGCGAACACGTAGGTGAGCACGGAGAGGGCCTCGTACACGGTGTGGGTACCCGCTCTCTACTCGGTGATGGTGGCGGCAGCTGCGCCGACGGACATCGGTGCGGCTGTGGGTCCGGCGGACGCGGGCACGACCGCGACAGCGGCCGCCATGGGGGTAACTGCCGGCCCGGCGAACGCGATCAGGTTCCGGCCGGGCGGCCCGACGGTGGCGACCGCGGTGAGGGTGCCGACGCCTTGCATGAGCGCGAGCGCCGCGATCTGGTCGATGCCGATGACGGTGAGCGCGCCGAGGCCCGACATGCCGATGCTGGTCACGCGGGTGACGGCAACGGCGGTGGCGAGCGTCCCGGCGCCCGTCATGGTCACGGCCGCGGTGTGGGTGATGCCTGGCGTGACGGAGAGGGTGCTCGAGCCGGTGAACGCGACTGCGGCAGGGATGATGTCGGCGCCAGTAACGGTGAGGGTGCCCGCCCCGGCCAGCGCGATCGAAGCGGTGACCGTTCCGGCGATCGCTGCGGAGAGAGTGCCAGCCCCGGCCATGGTGAGCAGGGCAGGGGTCGTGTCGGTTGCCGTGGCGGCGAGCGCACCCGAACCGGCCAGGGTGACGGTGGCCGGGACCGATCCACCGATCACTGCGGACAGGCTGCCCGACCCGGCGAGTGTGACCGTGCCTGGGATGGTGTCCGTCCCGGTGGCCGCCAGCGTGCCCGCGCCGGTCATCGGGACGGTGGCCGGGTGCGTGATCAGGGCCGTCGCGGCGAGCGTCCCCGCCCCGGCGAGCGTCACGCCGGCAGGGATCGTGTCGACCGTTGCTGCCGCGAGCGTGCTCGTCCCAGCCATGCTTACCGACGCGGGAATGGTGTCGGTTCCACCGGCGGCCAGCACGCCGGCTCCGGCCATCGTCACGGCCGCGGGGATCGTGTCGATTGGCGAGACGGCAGCGAGCGTTCCGTTGCCCGCCATGGTCGCGGTGGCTGAGTGTGTGATGGCGGATGTGGCACTGAGGGTCCCGGCGCCAGCCATCGTGACGACGCCCGGGATGGTGTCGACCGCGGCGATGCTCAGAGAGCCTGTGCCGGCCAGGACGACGGTCGCTGTGACGGTCCCGCCGGACGATGCTGCCTGAACCTCGATGCCGAGCAGCCACGACGTTTGCCCGGTCGGCGCGGTCAGGCCGATGGTTTGAGCGCCCGCCGATGCAGCGGTTTGGTAGGCGTAGTAGGCGACATACGCGCCGACTGCGTGCTGGTCGTCCAGACCGTCCTGGGTGGCGCTGGAACGGTAGGCGGCGGTTGCTGGGTCGTTCGCGGCCCAGTCGCCGTTCATCCACGACACGACAGAGTTGGCGGCGACGGTCGTAACGGTCCCGGATGGTGCTGACCCGCCGGCCGCGTTGCACACCGCCGGGGTGCCTGCGAGTTGCGCGCCGGCCCACTGCTCGACGGTCATGGAGTGCCTGCATGCCCCGGACGGCCCGGCGATCGACACCGTGGACGAGGTGCCGCCAGTGGTGACGGTGGCGTAGTAGATCACGTCGTAGGTGTTGCTGCCGACGATGTTCTCGCAGGCTTTCGTCCACGCCGAGAATGTGCTGCCGGTGGACGAGGGCGCCCCCAGCCTGCGTGTTGCCGCGCTGTCCTCGCTGCCGGCTTTGAGGATGATGACGTCCCCGGTGGCCGGGGTGAACGCGGGCGTGGTCAGCGTGGCGGTGTTGGCACCACCGGAAGATACGAACCACGAACCGGACAGGGTAGGCGCCACCGGGTCAGCCCTTCCCTCTTCAGTAGATGACGGGTTTCATCAGCAGGTCAGGGTCAGCCGGGGTGCCGTCGTCGTAGGTGTTCCCAGTGTGGGTGGTGAAGTGCGCTGCCGTACCGCCGGGCAGTTCGGCGGGGGCGACGTTCCAGCCGGCCTTGTCGAACACGTTGTTCGTGACGACGACGGGGCCTTTGACGTCCTTGTTTTCGAACCCGATGCCGTAGGCGGTCAACTGCCCGTTACGGGACACGGCATGGAACCGGTTCCGGTCGAAGGTGATGTCCCCGACCCCGGCAGCGTCGTTGGCGTAGTCCTGCACGAACACGTTCGCCGAGTTGCCGTGGGAGAAACTGTTACCTCGGATGAGGATGTGCCAGCCCTTCGAGATGAACATGTTCGACGAATGCGCCCCGGAGAACCACGAGTTCGTTGAATAGCGCCAGACGTCGTCGCCCATCGGGAAGTCGTGCCAGTAGTTGTCGAGCACATCTGTGTTGCCGTTCAGCTCGACGGCGCGGGTGAAGTGGTAGATGTTGGTGCGTTGAATCGTGTTCTTGTGCCCGTCGTCAGGGCCGGACCACACCCCGGCGGCGTAGGAGAACTTCGCCGGGTCACCGATCTCGCAGTCCTCGATCACGATGTCACCGTCGAGTAGCCGCAGCACCCAATCGTTCCTGCCGATGCCCCGGATTTTGCAGTTCCGGACGATCACCCACGGCGCCGACACATCCAGCCCACCGGAGATGTCCTTGCCCTCATAGACGAGAGGGCTGGCTTGCGTGCCGCCGACGCTGACGGTGACGTCCCCGGTGATGGCGGTGAGCGCCACTCCGGGGCGTACCCCCGTGGTGGATGCGTCCGGCCATCCGGTGGCCGCGGCGACATCGATGGTGACTTGGGGGTGGAACGTCTGGCCGTCGACGACGACTGCACCGGTGAAGGTGCGTGCGGTCATGCCGCGGTCGCGCGCCACACGGCGGGGTTGCCTGAGTCCTGCGTCGCTGGCGCGATACCGTCTGCGGCGGGCTGCCCGAACGATTCCACATGGTCGATCTGCAGGGAACCGGTCGCTGCGGGGAATGTGACCCCGTCGACCGTGACCGTCCCAGAGAACGACACGGTGTGCGAGTCGGCACCGGCCAGGGCGTAGGTCAGGACGATCGTCTCTCCGGCGACGTAGGACGGCTTGTCAGCGGTGAGGGTTGCGGAAACAGTCATGGTCAGGCTCCCTTGTTAGATTTCGTTGCCGGTGAAGTTGTCGATCGGGATCACGCAGGTGTCGCCGAGGTTCACCGTCTTCGCGAGCGACGGGGTGCCCTTGAAGTTCATCGGCTTCGGCGTGCCCGTCGAGTCAGCGGTGTATACGTCGGCCCAGGTCGTTGCCGGGCAGTTCGTGAACGTCGCCGCAGCCGCGTTTGTCTTCGACTGGGCCGATGCGCCGGTTGTGGCGAACACTGGCCCGGTCGCGAGACTCAGCCGCGCATAGGTGGAGCCGCCGGCGTTGACGAACTCCGTTCCCGGTGTCGCCGCTACCGACAGCGTCGACGTGAGGACAACCATGATCGGGTAGGTGTAGGACGTGCCACCGAGCCGGACGATGCTGGTCGTGCCGGCGGTGTAGCCGGCTGCGGCCCACCCCCCGTACTCCATGTCCAGGATGTCGTTGGCGTAGGTCGTGAACTTGGACATCAGCCCTCCTCGTGCATGGTGAGGATGTGGGCGCGGAGCTCGTGACCGCGTAGGCCGCCTTCGCAGGCCGCGAACACGGCCGCGGTGACGTCGGCGCTGACCGAGTGGGCGCCAGCGAGGATCTCAGCCTTGACCGGTGCCGGGGTGCAGTCGTGGTGCCACGTCCGCCCCCCGTAATGCACCTTCGGGTGGTCGTCGAACTGGCCGCATTGCTCGCAGCCCGTGGGGATCGATGGCATCGGACGTGCTCCTATCCAGGATGGTCGCCGCTCACGCGGCAGGTTGACGTAACGGAGCGGGGGGTGGCGCGGCTGGTTAGCCGCGCCACCATTTGAGCCACAGATGCGGGCCGAGCCAGCCCACGAGCCCGAGGTAGGCGACGAGGGTGAAGAACCACAGCACCGAGTGGGCGCCGAGAGGCTCGCCGTCTTGGACGCGGAGCTGCGTCCACACCCAGTAGGAGAGGCTGTTCTCCCAGTTCGTGGCCAGCGCGTAAATCTCCGGGCCCAGGATGATCAGCAGGACGGCGAGCAGCGCGAACGGCCAGTAGTGCCGGCCCCAGGTCACTTCAGCGCGGTCAGGTCGTTGAGGAGCGCGGCGGTGGCGAACCCGGACGGCGACGTGCCGTCGGTTTTGATCCAGTCCGGGGACAGCACCGCGTAGGCCTCGTCGACGTAGGCGTGGTAGGCGGCCCACGTCATCCGGTACAGCCGGCCCCACGAGATCAGGGTCAGGTACTGGTCGTCGTAGCCGACGAACACGATCGCGTGGCCGCCGACGATCTCACCGTCCGCGCCGGTGGCGACGTCCCACACGTCGGGGGCCTGCTCCCACGCGGCGGGGACGGCGGTGCCGATGTAGGCGAACCCGAACAGGCTGATCGCCTGCTTGAGATGGGTCACGTTGGTTTCGTCGAGCTTCGTGTACCCGGCGATCGAATGCCCGTCGAACCCCTGCTTGCGCCACCGGTTCAACACGTCGAGCTCGACCGCGCCGTTGTCGTTGGCGCCCGTGACCGGATTGTATCCCGACACCGCTTCGTAGGCGGCGAGGATCACGGAATCGGCGACGGTGACCAGGGTCGACGCGAGGGAGGTGAGGACCTGGATGGCGTGCCCGACAGCGGCGCAGGTGCAGTCACCGAGCCGGTCGTTGAGCATGTACCCGAGCCAGTCGGGGAGCTTCGACGTCCACGACACTGCTGCGGCCGGTTCGGGGAGGTCGCCTGCGTAGTGGTGGAACCAGAGGGTGCGTGGGTCGAGGCGCGGGGCGAGCTTCCCGAACCGCAGTGGGCCGCCGCGGCCGCGGCGGTCGACGAGCTGCAGCTTCACCCGGGCCGGCACGAGGCGGCGCAGCGCGGCGAACCCGCCGAACCACGACCGGGCGACCGACCCGACCAGCGCGAGGACCGCCGAGTAGCCGGCGAGCGTCGCCTTCTGGTAGATGGCGAGGTCGCGGATGTGGGCCAGGTCGAGCCCGGACGCGATGATCGACGCGACGAACGCGGCGACGAACACGCCGGCGACGGCCTTGCCGGCGTTGAGGACCTGCTGCTTGGACAGCTTGGGCAACTTCACTCCGACCCTCCAGGGGTGTACGTGGGCGTGCGGGAAGGACCGGCACCCCGGGGCGGGGGACGGTCGGCAGGGGATGGTGCTGCTATGCGGTGAGGTCGCCCGCGGTGGGCGCGCCGGCCGGGTGGTGCCGGTGGCAGACGTGCCAGGTGGTGCCCTCGACCTGCTGCCGGGCGATACGCCAGCAGCGGCGCACATGGCATTGGTGGCGGCGGTAGATACCGGCCATGCCGCCGAGGATGGCGAGCTCGCCGAGGTCGGAGCCGGCGCCGGACCACCACGCGTAGGCGCGCCCCGACGGGTCGTTGAGGCCGAGGAGCTGCGCGAGCCAGTGCATCACTGCCCGCTCGAGTCGCACACGACCCACGTCTCGCCGGGTGATTGGAGTGGTTGCGGGGTGACGGTGACCTGCGTGTAGCCGGTCGGGCAGGCGGGGCCGGTCGGTCCTGCCGGGCCGGTGGGGCCGGTCGCGCCGTCGCTGCCGGCCGGGCCGGTCGCGCCGGGTGACCCGGACGCACCGACGGGGCCGATGCAGTCGTTGTGCGACGTGCACCAGTCGGCCATGCCCTGATCGGCCTGGGCCTGCGTGAGGTCCTGCCCGGCCGGCCCGGACGGCCCGGGTGAGGGGGTGATGTGCGCGACCTGCTGCACGATGAACGCGCGCAGCGCCTGATAGTCGACGACCGCGGCCTTACCCGCCGGCGGGGGATGCAGCCGGAAGTAGCGTGCCGCGGCGGCGTCGAGCATCGCGTTCGTGATCACCGGGGCCGGGGTCGGTGCCGTGACGGTTTTGGTGACGGTCGGGACCGGGCCGGGCGGCGGGATCGACACCGTCTTACCGCCGAGATGCTTGATCTCCTCGTTGGCCTGGTTCGCGGCGATGCACGGGCCGCGCTGGTCGTTCGGCTGGCACGCCCGTTTCGCTGCGCTGCTCGCCGTGTCGCCGGTGTGGATCGCGACGATGAGCGCGGCGGCCGCTACGACACACGCCGCGAGGAACGCCGCGAACAGCACAGCCACGACCCGGCGCTGCGGCCGCGTCCAGCCCGGCGGCAGCCCGGCGGTGATGTCGTCGGCGAGTTGGTTCAGATCGTGGTCAGTCACTGTGCCGGCCTCCGTCTGCAGGATCGGCTGATGCTGCGGCTGCGGCTGGGGTTGAGCCGGATGGTGCGGGGTACGCGGGGGCGGGTATGGCCCGGCCGACTCGGCGGAGTTCGTCGGCGAGCTGGTCGGCCCGGGTCCGCCAGTAGTCGCGGTCGGCGACGATCGGTGCTTCGGCGTCCAGAACGGCCTGCCGCGTCGCCTCGGCCTGCTGCTGCGCCTGCTCACGGGCGTCCTTGCGGATCGACAGGCCGACCGGCACGACGACGCCGAGGAACGCGATGAGGACGCCGACGAGCGCGATCCATTCCGCAGCGGTCACGGCTGCCTCCCGTTGGGCACTTCATTCACCCGTCACCTCGGCTCCGTCCCTGCCCCTGGTGGGGGCGCACGCGTCCTACTTGGCGGCGAGGGTGACGTGCGCCGCGATCTGCTGCGCGAGCTCGAGCGGGAGGCCGCCGGCCATGAGGTCGTCGGCGAGGCCTTGGACGTCGACCTGGCCGGTCTGCAACTTCCCGACCGTGGTCTGCACGGCGGTGACCTGGCCGACGAGGTCGCCGAGCTTCGCGGTCAGGGTGTTGAGCTTGCTGTCGGCGGCCTGGTCGAGGGACAGGTCGGAGACGATCCGGTTGATGGTGCCGGAGAGGTTGCCCGCGACCTGCGCTTCGATCGCGAGCGCTGCGTGGTTGGCGGCGGAGCCTGCGTGGGCGTCGAACGCAGCCCAGTCGGCGGCGCTCCACTGGCTTGGACTCGTCACGTTGTCTCCTTCGAAGAGTGCTTGCAGGTCGGCGACGCTGTTCACGCGGATGGCGTTGGCGTCGCAGGTGTGCTGGCCGGCGATGGTCGCCGACGACGTGTATTGCAGGATCGTGGGCGTGATGCCGTCGTAGGCGCCCCACTGCGACGCGCCGTCGCCCGGGTAGAGGGTCTTGAAGTCGCCGCTGCCGCCGACGTAGGACGACGCCCACAACAGCTGGTAACGCAGCCCGGCGAGGCCACCGGACGCGGCGAGAGCAGCCTCAGCGGCGGGCACACGCCACGTGCCGGTCGGCTCGTGGTAGCTGGCGTCGAGGACGGCGCCGCGGCCACCAGTTGCCGCGGGCGCGGGGAGGTCGGACCGCAGCCCGCGGGGCTTGCCGCCGTAGAGCCAGTGCGGCGCATACACCGCGACCCGTTTCGGTGAGCAGCCGGTGCGGGCGACGATCCGGTCGCCGCAGGCGTTGATGTCCGCGACGGTGGGGTGGCTGCCGGCGGACGTGGTTTCGGCGTCGATCTGCCAAATCCAGCACGGATGATCACGCCACCACGAGGCGAACTCCTCCACGGCCGCGAGCCAAAAGTCGGCTTGCGCGGCAGCGTTGCCGGGCCACAGGAAGTGGTACGTGCCGAGCACCGGGAACCCGACCGGCCGGGCCTCGATCATCGTCGAGGACAGGACCTCGTCGACGTAGCTGGTGCCTTCGGTGGCCTTGTAGGTGAACAGGTCGATGCCGGCCGCGTGCTCGGCGGCGAGGTTCAGGGCGCCGCGGCCCCAGTCGTAGTGGGACGCGTCGTGGCCGTAGCGGGGCATTGGATCCGTCCTTAGCTGTGGACCCAGGTGACGGCCATCTGGGTTTGCCGCGAGCCGGTCGTGAGCGACAACGCCCCGGCGGAGCTTTGGAAGATCAGCAGGTCGAGGCCGTCACCGGCGTTGAGGAACATGTAGTCGTCGATGTCGGCGGTGAGGCCGCCGCTGCCGTTGTTGTTGTTCGGGGTGTCGGCACGGCCGACGTTCGTGGTGGATCCGTTCAGCGCCCAGCCGAGGATGTAACGGCTCGCTGTGGTTGCGTTGTTCGGCCACCCGACGCGGGCTTCGAGCCGGTACCAGCCGGGGACCTGCGCGGTGTACCGGTAGTTGTTGGTGGTCGTCGAGTGGCCGTTGTAGGTGTCGACCAGGTTGGTGTCGATCGAGCAGTGGAACGTGCTCCCGGACGCGACTGACTGCGACGTGGACTGGTAGCCGACGAAGAACGGCCGGCCGGCGAGGAAGGTGACCGCATCACGCACATTGGTGTTGAGCAGCGCTGCGGAGACGAGGTCGTTGACTGACCACGTCCTGGGGCTGGGTACGGGCAGCGGCACGAAGCCTCCTCACAGGGGTGCAGCGGGTGGGGCGGGTGGGGCGGCTCAGTAGCCGAGGATGGTGGAGACGCCGAGCGTCGCGTGCGCGTCGAGCTGGTTCGCGGGGGTGAGCAGCGGCGTGAGTTGCGCGAGGGTGTAGATGTTCGCGGCACCGCCGATGTCCTGCAGCGTCGCGCCGATGGCGTGCGCGTGCCGGAACCCGGTGCCGGTGGCGAGGGTGACGACGTCGGTGCACAGCCCGATCCCGAACACGGCTGACGTGTAGCCCGGGCTGTTGGGGGTGACGGCGTTGATCTGCACGTATTCGGCGTTGGCGGTGCCCCAGTCGATGACCCACGTCGCGTACCCGTCGGAGCCGGAAATGTTGGCCTGGATCGGGTTGGTCGCTGCATCCGCGAGCGGGTTGCACGTCATCGACGTCGCGGCCGCGGTGACCGCGTTCTTCAACGTCATGCGGGTCGACCCGGCGACCTCATATTGCAGGCCGGTCGCTGAGGAGATCTCCAGGGAGCAGACCGCGCCGACCTGGTCGGTCATGTTCCAGGTGATTTTCTCCACGAACCCGAGGAACGACAGGGCCGGGGCGTTCGGTGGGCGGCGCATCACCTGGGCCAGCGACCCGAGCTCGAGGGCGAGCAGCGTCGGCCACGCGGCGGGGTTGGCTGCGAGGTCGATGCTGATGGTTTGCAGCCGCTGCGCCGGGTTGCGGTACCGGTCGACGAGGAACGTCGCGGCGTCGAACAGCTCGTTGCCGTCGAGGGTGTTGACGTCACGCTGCAGCTGCACATCGCCGTAGGTGGTGATCGAGGGCTGGTCGATGACGCGGGTCGGGACACCAGTGGAGGTTTGGTTGATCGACGCGTCGTTGCCGAGGCGGGTGACGTCGTAGCCGAAGCTGGCGGTTGTGTAAGGGATTTCCCCGCCGGCGGTGTTCTCACCGAACGTCGCGGCCGGGACGGTCAGGTTGTATCGGGCCCGTCGGGCTTTGAACGTGACCGTGCCGTCTTTGGCGACGAAATGGTTGCCGTTCTCGGTGGTGACGACGTTCTGCCCGGCGGTGACGACGTCAGTGCCCTGGTCGGCGGCGGCCGCGAGGAGGTCCACAGCCGGGCCGTAGGCGTTCGTCTCCCCCGTCGTCCAGGTGTCCTCAGATTGCGGGCCGACCCATTGCGCCCAGCGCAGGATGTCCTGGTAGCGGGTCCCGGACGATGCGACACCGCGCCCGGACCCGCCGTACCGGAACGCGGAGTAGATCGCCGTCCACTGCGCGTTGGTGATGGCGTAGGGCAGTTCGGCGGCGAGGGCGAGGTCGCCGATGAACCCGTTGTAGGCGGTGCCGCTGCCGAGGAGCACTTCGCCGCCGAGGAGGTCCGCGCCGCCGGTGAGCACCGGGCGCATGTCGCTGGCCGTGGTGTACGTGTTCGTCGGGCCGCTGTCCAGCCACGTGGTCAGCGACTTGCCGTCCGAGCTCATGCTGATCCCGACCAGATGCCAGCCGCCGTCGGCCATGCTGGTCGCTGTGATGAAGTTCGACAGGACCACCGAGCCGTTCTTGGCGACCGTCACCGCGAGGACCCCGGACGCGAACCCCGTGGTGATCCCGATCGCGTTGAGACCAGGCTGATCGGAGGCGAACCACAGGGCGAAGTCGTTGGTGCTCGGCGCGGCGGGCATCCGGAACGCGAACAGCCGCGTCCACGCGGCCCCGGTCGGCGGCCCGACCGGGGCCTGCGCCGACGCCGCCATGTTGATCGTCGCCGCGGACAGCCCCGCCGGGTCGTTGGAGAAGGTCACGACCGGGCCACCGATGCCCTGCGGCAGGAACCCCGACGCTGCACGCGACGCGGTCGACTGCAGACTGCTGCCCGCCGTGACCTGGGCAGGGTTCGCGGCAGCCGACAGCAGAACACCGGCGTTGGGTCGGTTCGCCGTGAGGTCAGCGAATACGACAGTGTCGGTGGCTTCGTCGAGCGGGTAGAAAAACGACGGCCCCAACGCCAGCAACTCCATATACGCCGGCGACTTCAGGTTGCGTTGCGACAGGTACCCGAACGCGTCGACACACCGCAAGCTGGAGACACCGTAGTTGCCGTTGTCGAGCCACGTCTGCGGCCATTCGAGGACGAAGTCGGTGATCAGCGGGAACCAGATCGACGGCTGCGCGTAGGCCGACGGGGTCGAGCCGAGCTCGATCTGGAACTGCGACGCGCGGACCGTCGACGTGGAGGCGGGGCTGGTGGTGTTCCAGAGGATCAGCACGCCGCCGGCCGTGTTCGCTGGCGCGGTCGAGGTCACCGTCAACGTCTGATCGGCGCCGGTCAAAGTGACCGCGGCGCCGGAGGTGAACCCGACCTGGGTGTGCCCGTCGACGCCGATCCACTGGATCGAGAGCTGCATCTGGATCGCGACGCCCGCGGTGAACCGGGCCCGGACCTGCCCCGTGTGCGCCTGCCCCGGCGTGGCCGACCATGCGCCGAGGAAGATCTCGCGGCCGTGGACGCCGGGGCTGGCCGGGAAGGCGAGCTGGTAGTCGTTGTAGCTGCCGGTGTCCGCGACCGTGGTCGCGAAGCCTCCAGCGTTGGTGTAGACCGACGGCGGCAGCGTCGCGCCCAAAGCCAGCGGCGACCCGCCCGGCGTATCGGGTGCGAGCCCGGAGGTGGCCTGCGAGGGCAGCAGCAGGTTCACTGTCGGCGGGTACTGGGCGCGGCGACGGTGCGCCCGGTACGGGATCACCTGCGGCCAGAACGGCGAGGATGCGTTGTCCGGGTCGAACGCGCCGTCAGTGTTACGCAGCATGACTGTGGACTCGCCGGTCTGGACCTGGTCGAGCTCGTAGAGCCGGCCCCGATCCGACGTCGTCGCGCCTTCGGTGCGGCCAATCACCGAGCACCACAGGTCGGTGGCGAGCCCCGGCGGCGTGTTCGGGCCGGACGGGAACGAGATCGCCTCATCGATCACAGGCCACTGCGGGTTCTGCACCACAGCGGGCCCCTTTCCTATGCGTAGACGCCGGCGGCGACGAGGTTCTTCAACGTGGCTTTGACCGGCGAGTACCCGCCGGACGCCCCGACGTCGGCGGTGTTGGCGTCCGCAGTCCACGCGACGGCGAGCTCGACCCACGAGCCGCTGTAGGTGCGGGCGACGTTGGTGAACGTCACGGTCGAGCAGTGCAGCTTGATCTGCTGCAAGCCGGTACCGGCGCCTTGCTGGTAGTTGATGTCGACGGAGGTGACGGTGCCGTTGACGTACTGCTGCCGGTACGTGTCGCTGGCCATGACGATCGTCATGGCCCCGGCGACGGACAGCGGCCCCGAGCGTTGCAGCCACGGCGCGCGGGCGCCGTCGACGTTGCGTTTCGCCGTGACCGTGCGGGCGAGGGTGACGTCGAGGGATTCGACCCTGGTATCGGTGGCGCCGCCGAGCTGCACGACGCCGCGCCACCCCGCGAACTGCGACAGCGCGGTGTAGGCCGCGGCCGGGGTGGTGGCGGCGGCTGCAGCTTGGCTGTGCACCTGCCCCGCCCACGTCAGCGCACCGTCAGCGGTGGCCGACAGGGTGAGCGACGCGAACTTCGAACCGGCCCAGGCGAGCGCACCCACCGGATCCGACGTCGTGACCGTGTACGACGGCGGCTGCTGCTCGCCGGAGTTCAACGCCGCCATGGTGTGCGTCGTCGGGTTCGACCCGGCCGAGGTCACATCGCCGAGGACCCCGGCCAGCGCGAAGCCGATGGTGTCGGCGAACACCGGGCCGGCCAACGCGACCGCGCCCTCGAGCGGGCCGGGTTGGTGGCCGTAGGAGTCGACCGCGGAGGAACGCCACCCGGTGTCGGGGATCGGGGTGTGGACGTCACCCGGTGCGGGCGGCGCGACGGGCAGGTACATCACCGGGACGGTCGCGGTGCCGTAGGCGGGTTCTTTCGCGATGCCGACGACGACCAGCCCGGACGGGTAGGTCATGACCGCCGGTAAGGCTGGTAGGTCTGCGACCGGAACGTGCCCATCTGCAGAAGCTGCGCCTGGATCGACTTCGTCAGGTCGCGCTCGGCGGTGACGTTGCCCTGCACCGTGACCTGCACATACACGTCGCCGCTGCCGCCGCCGGACATGGCTGCGGTGGCGCCGCCCGGGGTGAGACCTCCTCCGGCTCCGCCGCCGCCGCTGGTCATGAACACGTTCTTGAGGACGTTGTTAGCGATCGGCTGGGTGCCGGCTTGCATCGCGTTCGACACCACATACTCGCCGCCGTGGACGATTGCGAGCATCGGCGAGCCCTTCCCGCCGGGGACGATGCCGCCGTCTTCGAACCCCATCCAGCCGGCGACCTTCCCTGCCGCGCCGCCGATCTTCTTGAGGACCCCGCCGACCTTGCCGACGCCGTTGGCGACCGCGTCGATGGCTTTGGTGATCGCGTCGACGATCGGCTTGATGACGTTCCAGCAGGCCCGCACGACGTCAGCGATCCACCCGAAGATCGTGTGGAAAAAGTTGTACAGGCCCTGCGCGGCGGTCTGCAGCGGCTTGAACAGATATTTACCGAACCAGCCGAAGATCGTCGAGATGACGTTGTACGCGGTGCGGGTGGTGACCGCGATCGCTGTCCAGATCGCGCGCCACGTGTCCCGCAGGATCGTGACCTCCCTGCGGATCAGCCACAGCCCGGCGGTGACGATCGCGGAAAAGATCGGGCGCAGCACCGCCCACGTGCCGCGGGCGGTCGCCGTGACCGCGCCCCACACCGCCCGCCACACCGTTTCCAGGGCGAGGATGTCGGCGCGGAGCATCCACAGCCCGACCTTCACGATCGCGTCGAACACCGGTTTGATCACCGACCACACCCACTTCGTGGCGGCGGCGATGCCTTGGGTGAAACCCGTCCAGTGCTTGACGATCACACCGATCGCGGTGCCGAGGGGGCCGAGGAGGAACGTGAGGATCAGCGTCAGGTGGTTCTTCACGAACCCGACGACGTCACCGACGATCCGCTTGATCCCGTTCCACACCGTGGACCAGTGCTTGAACAGTTCGTAGGCGCCGAACGCCAGCGCCGCGAGGAGCAGCAGGATCGCGCCGCCGGCGAGGAGCATCACGGCGTTCGCGGCGACCCACGCGGCGGCTGTGGAGGCGGCTGAGGCGATGTTCGCGGCCGCCACGCTGACGGCTTCGGCGATGGAGGTGGCGGCCCAGATCGCGCCCTTCACGAGCGCCTTCGCGAGGGATGCGGTTTGGATCGCGACCCACCGGATCGCCGCGGCCGCGCCGCGGGAGAACGACGCCTCCTGGGTGGCGGCGAACTTCTGACCGAGGGCGATCATCTTCACGAAGTTGATGACCGAGGTGGCGCCGGCGATGGCCATCTTCGCGATCCACGCGGTGATCGCCAGCACCAGCGCCCCGCCGATCACCCCGGCCAGGGCGAGCGCGACCGTCTTGTGCTTACCGAGCCACGTGATCCACGACGCGCCGATCTTCAACGCGGCGGACACCTTCGGGATCAGCCACGTGCCGATGCGGATCGAGATCACTTCGATGGCCTGCTTGGCCTGCGCGAGCTGCACCGACAGGTTCTTCTGGGTTTGCGCCCACGACGACACGTCCTTGCCGGTCTTCTGCCCGGCAGCACCCACCTCGGCGGTCGCCTTCTTGAAGTAGGTCATGTTTTCCCCGCCGAGCATGAGCGCGGTGTTCATGCCGGTCGCGCCGCCCATGACCTTGTTCAGCTGGCCGGCGAACGTCTGCGCGGCAGGCGACCCGGACTTGAGGAGGTCGTTGAAGCCGCGGGACTGGTTGACGGTGCCGGCGAACTGCTGCGCGAGTTGCCGCTGCTCCACGCTCATGCCCTTGAGCTCGGAGCGCCACTTCGTCTGGGTGACGGTGCCGTCGAGGTAGCCCTTCGCGATCTGCTGCAGCGACGTAGGCATCTTCGACAGTTCGGTCTGGGCGTCCGCCGCGGCGGCCTGCGACTTCTTGAACGTGTCGACCACGACCAGCCCGGACGGCCCCATCTTCGCCTTGATCGCGTTGGTGACCAGGTCGATCGTGCCGGTCAGGCCACGCTTACCGAGGTTCTTCGACACGTCGGTGACGTTGAGGCCGAGCTGCTGCATCGCCTTCATAGCGACCTGGTTGGGGGCCTGCAGGGAGCGGATGGTGTTCGCGAGTTCCTGCGTGGCTTCCTCCGCCGAGGTGCCGTGCTGGGTGAGGGTGGCGATCGCGCCACCGACCTGCGCGAACGAGATCCCGGCCGCCGACGCAACCGGCAGCACCGACGCGAGCGACCCGGCGTAGGACTGCATCGACGTCTTCGCCATACCAGCCCCGGCGATCAGCATGTTCTCCGCCGACGTCGCCTGGGTGGCCGACATGTGGTAGCTCATCATGATCGACGTCAGCGCGTTCGTGGCGGTGCCGAGGTCGACGTTCTCCGCCTTCGCGCCCTCCGCCGCCGCGCGGAGCACCTTCAGGCCGTCGGCGCCACGGATCCCGGCCTTCTCGATCGTGTACATGCCCTCAGCGAGCTGATCAGTCGAGGTACCCGTCGCCGACGCCAGGGACAGCACGCCGTTGGAGACGGTCTTCATGTTCGCCGCGGACTCCCCGCCGGCGGTCTGCAGCAGCGTCATCGACGACTGGAACTTCGACGCCATCTTGACCGACTCGTACCCGACGGCGACCGCGCCGGTGGCGATGCCGAGGAACGCGGCCTTCCCGACCGCAGCGGTCTTGTTGAACGCCCGCCCGGCCCGGCCGGTCGACGTCTCAGCGCCGGCCGCCATCTTCGCGTTCGACGCTTCGACCTTCGCGTTCTCCGCGTAGACGGATCCGTAGCGGGCGCGCATCTCTTGGATCAGAGGGGGCAGCATGGTCGACACGACGGCCCCCTTCCGGGCTCAGAGCTTCAGGAATTTCCGCCAGTGCGCGGCGCCGATCTCCGGCAGCTTCGACGCGATCCCCTCCGCGGCGGGGGTGAAGAACGCGTACCCGTACTCGAGCTCGACCCGCCGCGAATACGCGGTCGACGGGCCGACGCGGGTGCCCCACTCGCCGAGCCCGTACCGGGTCAGCGGGTCATGGCGGATCGAACGCCGCAACGTGCCGGTGACGACGTTCGGGATCGGGTGCCCGTTCTGGAACGCCGGGACGTGCGGCTCGCCCTTCTTGTGGGCGCCGCCGAAGTTGTGTTTCGCCGCCGTCTCCAGCAGCTTCGCCGCGTCCAGGACCGTCGCCCGGGCGGCGAGGTCAGCTTCCGCGCTGACCTTGTGCAGGGCCGCCGTCAGTTCCTTGAGGCCGAGAACGGGCATGCTGCGCCTCCTCCCGGATCTGGTGGATGCGCAGCGTCCACTCCACGACCGTGGGCGGCTCGTCCAAGTACTGATCCCAGGTCATCGGCACGATCTGCCGGTACCGGTACTGCCGTTCCATAGCCGCAGTGGCCGGGTCGACGTATTCGCGTGACCCGGGCTTGGCCTGATAAGCGCGGCGCAATCTCCTCAGGCCAAAGAAGGGAGAGAGAAGTCCGGCTCGACGTCATCGTCGGTCGGCAGGGCGCTGTCGGCGGTGAACCCGCCGTCACCGACCTCCGCGTTGATCTTCGCCGCCTCGGTGCGGAGCGCGTCGTACAGCGGGCCGGGCAGGTCGAGGATCGCGTCCGGCGACTCCGGCAGCGGCAGGTCGAGCGTCCACGACTCGAGCAGCATCCACGTCACCGCGTCGTTGAGCATCGACAGCAGCTCGATCTGCTTGGCGGACAGGTCAACGGCCGGCCCGGCGAACAGCGGCGTCCCGTCTTCCTTCAGGTCCTCGGTGCGGTCTTCGAGGACCTCGCCGTCGACGAGGATCCGGGCAGCGGCCGGCAACGCCCCGAACACCTGCCCGATGCGGGCGCCGATCAGTTCGACCGGGCGCTTGCGGCGCGCGGTCAACTCCTCCGGCGAGGAACGGAACGTGGCTTTGCCACCGGGGATCTCGACGGTGATCGACATACGGATGTGCTCCTTAGAAGGCTGTTGCGGCGGCGTTGAGGAAGACGACTTGCCCGGGTGACTGCTTGGAGTCCAGGGCGTCGGTGGCGTTCATCAGCGCCTTGACCGTCGCGGACACCTCCATCCAGTCACCGGATCCCTGCGGCGACGCGTCGTCGTAGGCGACAACGGAGTGCTGCAGGGTCAGTGAGTGCACGGCGTCACCGACGGGCGCCAGCTTCACCGTCAGCGGCGGCTGGACGTTGGTGAGGTAGTCGACGAGGTTCACGTCGGTCGACCCCTGGTAGACGGCCGTGAGCGACCCGGCGACGGAGAACGCGCCGGAGTAGATCGCCAGCGGCGACTGGGTGTTGTTCATCGTGTTCAGGGCCTTGGTGTCGCGCTTGTACTCCAGCGACACCTCGGAGAACGCCGACGTCGCGGCCCCGCCGATGGTGATGATCGAGTTCCAGGCGGGCATCGGCTTCGCGGTGGTCGGCGTGTTCGTCGGGATCGTGATCGGCGTGGCCGGCATCCCGTTCCACGTGATCTCCATCGTGTCGAGCTCGTCGACCTTCACGTCGAGCTTATTCGTGACGATCATGCAGCCGGGCATCTGCCAGGACTTCCCGGCCGCGTCGGTATAGAACAGGGTGTACGACGGTGGCTGCGCCCCGTTCGTGCCGGACCCGTTGTACAGCGACGTCTTGTGGGTCCACGGGTCCGAGGATCCGGTGATGGTGTCGGGCCCGCCGAACGTCGCGATCAGATGCTGGTAGACCGAGTCCATGTACATGTACGTCTTGTACGTGAGTTCGTCGTAACGCATCCCGGCGACCTGCTGGTAGTCCATGCCCATCAGGCCACGCGTCGCCTGGTCGGTCAGCGGGTTGATCTTCGGCGACCACTTCGGCGAGTCGACCGGGATCCAGAACGTCGGAGCCGAGATCGCCGTGCCGTAGGTGACTTCCTTGGCCGCGCCGACCCACTGCAGGTTCGACGGGTAGTAGTTCGTGGTGGGCATGGCGGGCTCCTCCTGGAGACGCGACAAGGACCCCGCCCGTGGGCGGGTTGTGCAGGTGGGCTGTGGCTATTCGGCGGGTGGCTGCTCGCCGCTCGGCGCGGCGTCTGCGGGCGGCTGGGCGTCTCCGCTGGTGTCGTCGGTCTGCGGGCGGCCGCGGCGTGGCCGCTTCGCCTTCGGCGTCGCCTCGTCGCTCTCCTCGGCATCCGCCTCGGTTGCGGCGCGTTCGACGCCGAACTCGGCCGTGCGCGCGGCCACAGCCTCGGCCCACTGCTCGTCGTCGAGGTCCTCGAGCCAGGCGTGCTCGTACCGCGCGTCGGGGTCCTCGTCGATCATGGTGATCACGTCACCGTTGCGCAGCACCACTGTGGACCCCGCGGGGAGGTCGTGGCCGGCGTCGATCGTGGCATGCACGTCCACGGACAGGCCTTGCATGATCGCTTCGGTGGCGTTGGTGTACCGGCAGTGGCGGATCTCAGGCATGGTGTCGTCTCCTACGCGTTGATGATCTCGGTGAGGGCGAATTCGACGACCGTCCAGGCGAGGACCTTCGCCGTGGTCCGTCGCGGCAGGTCCCGGTGGATCGTGATGTCGTTCTGGTCCTGCCCGGCCTGGAACACGACGTCGGCGTTGCCGAGGTTCGGGTCCGACCGCAGGCGGTCCTCGATCGCGTCGAGGGTCTCGTCGAGCTGCCCGACGTAGTCGTCGGACGGCACCGGGGTGAGCGTCGAGGACGGCAGCAGGTACTGGTAGAGGACGACGAGGCCGACCTTGTACCGGACCGCTTTCTGCCCGATCGGGGCGCCCGGCTGCAGCGGCTGCATCGCGGGCATCGTGATCCGCGACTCGGACTTCTCCGTGAGGTGCACCATGCCGACCGACCCGGAGCCGAGCTGGTCGGCGAGGTTCCACGTGTCGCCGTCGACGAACCACGGCGGCGACTTGAACCACTGCGACAGGCCCGGCAGCGCCGGTGACTGCAGGAAGTCGGTGACGGCGGCGCGGACGTCGGCGGAGCTCATGCGACCCGCTGGAACGGCAGCAGCAGCCGGGTCGCGATCATCAGGTCCTCATCGCCGCCCGGCTCGATCTTCTGCGTCTTCTTGGGCTGCTCCATGAGCGACACCAGCGCGACCGCTTCCGCGCCGCGGGTCTTGATCAGATAGGCGGTCAACGCGATGACGGCGCGGCGGACCGCACCGGGTAGCGCGGACACGGCGATCGCCTGCCCGTCGACCGTGGACGGATCGTGGGCGTAGGTCAGCGGGGCGGCGAGCGGCACCGTCGTCGAGCCGATCGTGTAGGACGGGGCGACGGTGATCTGCTCGCTGTTCGCGCCGGAGTAGATGCCGAGGCTGAGGCCAGGCACGATGCCCAGCGGCGACTTCACCGTGACCGACTGATCTCCTACGGCCGTCGCCGCGGCGAGGACGGTGTTCGCGAAGCCGTTGATGTAGGTGACCTCGGCGAACAGGTAGCCCGGCCCGGCGGTCGCCGCGCCCAGTGAGCTCGAGGCGCGGGCGAGGCCAGCTGTCGGGATGCGGACCACTTTCTCCCGCACCCACAGCCCCGACAGGTCTGTCAACGCGGCCAGCTGGCCGGCGACCGCCCCGACGTTCACCCCGGAGACGATGATCAGCGGCGTGTACGCGACCCACACTCGGATCGTGCCGTCGGGGAACACCCGGTACTCACCGACCTGCACGTCGCTGGTCGCGGCCAGCACTTGCCGGCAGAAGTCGTTCGCGACCGACGACGCCTGCAGGATCAGCTCCGCCAGGGCGGCGGCGTTGTCGGCCTTGGTGCCGCTCGGGACGAGCTGCGACGTGTCGACCCCGGTCTGCGCGGTCAGGAATTCCTGCACCGTCAGGTACGGCGTTTCCGTCGCGTAGGTCGGCACATAGGCCGCGACAGCCGGCAGCGTCATCGGTCAGTCGCCGGCTGGCTTCTTGCCGCGCGCGTTGCCTGCGGGCTTGGCGGGGGCCGGTGGCTGCGTCGCGGCGTCGGCAGCGTCCGCTGCGGCCTTGGCCTGGGCTTCGGCAGCGACACGGGCCCGCTCAGCGTCGACCGCCTTCGCGACGGCTTCGTCGACGACGGCCTGCAACACCTCGGCGTTGAGTTCGGCCGGGTCGGTGGGCTTCGGGTCGATCTGCTGCGCGAGGAGGTCGTACAGCTGCGCCGGGTCGCGGCGCCGCTCGAGCTCCTCGGCGATCAGGCGGTCGTGGCGCTCGGTCTGGGTCTCCCACGACTTGACGCCGCCGACATGGGTGCGGTGCAGGTACTCGCCGAACTCCGGTGGGAGCTCGACCCCGCCGTCGTCGTCGACCTCGAACTCGCCGTGGTCCTCGTGTGACACGCCGGCCGCGCCGGTCAGGGTGTAGAGCTTCATGCTGGTGTCTCCGCCTCTATGAGCAGATCAGGACGTAGGGATGAGAACTGCCAGACGTTCCCTCTGGCACCGTGAATCCGTCCGGGACGCTGTTACTGAAATGGAGGTATGGGCCGCCGGCGGAAACCGAATTCGGGTAGCGGTAGTTCCCATCGTTTCCGTCGTTGACGAAGATGTTGGCGGGGACGCCACCGTCTGTGCAGGTGACCGTGAACTGGACGCTGCTGCCATTGAGGGTGGCTGTCGCCGTGCCGGCGAAGTACTTCAGTGTCGGGGTGGACGACGGCCAGGAGATCGCGGTCTCGTAGCTGTAGCAGGCGCCGCCGGCATCGGTGTCGATGATCCGGAGCGCTCCGCTGCTGGTCGTGTAGCAGGCGTGGATCATGCCGCTGCTGTCGGGGACGCTGGCCGTGGCTGCCGTGACGCCGAGCGCTATGCCGATCGCCGCGAGAATGCCGACGGCGATCAGAGCGAGCGCCTTTCGGCTGCGCGCGAGTGCCTTCATGCTTGGTGCTCCTTGTTGGATGGGTGGCAGTCGGGGGGGGCCGGTGGTTTGGGGCGCCCCACAGCG